CCCTTGGCCGTGTCGATCGTGCCCACAACTTCCTTGCGGGCCTTGGCCTCCACCCGGGCCAGCACGGCCTCGATCTTCTCGGGGGTGGTGAATACCTCGAGCGCCGAGGTGGGTCTGATCTCGACCAGTGAGTTCTCGCTCATGGCAGCACCTCCGTGAGCACGGGGGTGATCTCCACCACGCCAGCGGCCAACACCACGGTGCCGTGACCGCCGAGGACGTTTCGGATGTAGGCCTGAGCATCGGCCCGGGTCTTGTACGGGCGAGGCGAAAGCAAGAACTCGCCCTTCTGGTTCTTCTGGGTCACGAAGAACGTGAGCACTTGGGGCCGGGTGGGTTTGAGTTGCATTTGATCCATCACAGCACCCTCAGAATTTCGACGGTGTTGCCAGTGACGCAGGTCTTGGCCGAGCCAGCGCCCCAATGGTGCGAGGCGTACCCGCTGATCGCGCCGCGAATGTGCTCCGCGACGACTCCCTCGGGAATCGTCACCGCCTTCACATCGCCAACCTGCATCGACTTGATGATTGGCTCATAGACCGCGAAGAGCGATCCGCGCTTGTTGTGCTGAACCCGGGTTCGTTCCTTCGGGCGAACGACCTCGAGGTTTCCGTATTCCTCACCCGTGGGCAGGATGATCTTGAAGTCGGCCTTCAAGGCGGTGAGCAAGGTGATGGCTTGCTGGGCAGCTTTTGCAACGACGTTCATGCCTGCCTCCTTCAGATCGAAATGAAGATGGCGGCGAACAGGCCCAAGCCGATCGCTACTGCGAGGGCCGCATCACGGATTGGCGTGGGGCGGCGGTTGATCATGGTTTGCTCGATGCTGCGAACATCGGCGGTTATTGAGTGGTGCTTCATTGCGTTTTCTCCTGTGTTACCCGGCTCCTAAGTTGTCACCGTGGTGATACTGTAACGCAATTTCTCACCGTTGTGCAAGTTTTTTTATCAGAGGGGTGATAATCCCCAGAAACGAGGTTCACCCATGCAACACACATCCCTCACCGATACCAACCACGGCATTTACAAGCGCTACCGCGAACCGCTGGTGCCGCCTTCCGAACTGGTGTTCAAGGCCACGGGCGATCAGCTTTCCCAGATCGAGCAACTGGCGAACAAGCTCGAGCCGAGCCTCTACAAGGCGATCTTGCTGGGCCTCACCACGACGGCGGATGCGATCGACATGAACATGCTGATCGCCGCCCTCGAATCGGGCGATGTGGGCAAGGTGCTGGGGTTGCTGGCGCTGGATAAGGCCGCAGACGCCTTCGCCGCGCTTCAGCCTGCGGTGCAGGCCGGGGTGTACGCCGCAGGGGCCTACGCCGCCGCGCAGGTGGTGCAGGTGAGCGGGGCCAGCTTCAGCTTCGGCCAGTTGAACCCGCGCCTGATCTCATGGCTTCAGACCTATTCGTTGAACCTGATCCAACAGATCAACGACCAGACCCGGGAGGCCGTTCGCACCTTCCTCGTTCAAGGCATGACGGCGGGCAAGAACCCCAAGGATGTGGCCCGGGAGGTGAAGAACATCGTGGGCCTCACCGAAAAGCAGGCCAAGGCCGTCCAGAACTACCGCAAGGAACTCGAAACCTTCCACCTCAAGCGCACGGCTGGGGCCTACGGGCTGGGCAACAAGGTGAACCGGGTGAACGGCACGCAGGTGTCGATCACCGATGGCGATGGCTTGAACACCGACGGCATCAACGCCCGCCGCCTGCGCGATTTCCGCTTTGACAGCCAACTCAAGACGGCCATGAACTCGAGCAAGCCGCTCAAGCCCGAGCAGATCGACAAGATGGTCGCCGCCTACCAGCGCAAGTTTCTGGCGTACCGATCACGGACGATTGCCCGCACTGAGGCGCTTCGCACCACGAATATGGGCATTCAGGACGGGTGGCGGCAGGCGATCGAGGCCGGGAAGGTGGCCGAGGACTTGGTGCGAAAGCAGTTCATCGTGGCTCGCGATGAGCGCCTGTGCGAGGTGTGCTCACCGGTACCGAGCCTGAATCCGAAGCAAGGCGTGAAGATCGGCGCACCCTTCAACACGCCAAAAGGGCCGTACAACCTGCCCCCGCTGCACCCGAACTGCCGTTGCACGGTGTTCATGCGCGTGTATGAACCGGCCCAACTCAAGGGCTGATCACATCCCCGCTTTGTAGACCGCCCGGGCCAGCTTCCGCAGCAATGCCGAAGCTGCCTTCAGGGCGGTTTCCGTGCGTGGGGAGACCGCCCGCTCGCCCAAGGCGTCGAGTTCCCGGGCAAAGCGCTCGAGCGCCCGGTACACATCAAGGTCGGTTTGATCTCTCACCAGAATGATGGGGGTGGCGATAATCTCACCATTGTGACAGGAGCGCCCATGACCCCCGAAAAACTGGCCGAACTGAGCCAACGCATCGCAAAGATCAACGCTACCGCAATCGTGCTCTCCATGCGACTTGCGAAGGCGTCCGACAACACCCACACGCCGCCAGAAGCCGTCCGCAGTGCTGCGGCTCGAGGCCTCGAGTTGCGGAAGAAGTGGAAGCGAGGTGGCCTCTCCAACTCGCAGGCCTCCGACGAGGGCATCGGCTCCGGCGTGCAGCGGGCCACCAACCTGAAGAACGGCGACGCGCTCTCGCTCGCCACCGTGCGCCGCATGAACGCCTTCTTCAGCCGCCACCAGAAGAACTTCGCCCCCGACAAGAAAGAGGCCGACGGTGGCCCCACGGCGGGAACGATCGCTTGGTACCTCTGGGGCGGCAATGCCGGGAAATCGTGGGCCGCTGGGATCGTGGCCGCAGCCGACAAGGTGAAGAAGGTCGAGGGTGCCTACGTGCTGGGCGACGGAAAGCCCCCGGCTCAGGGCAAGTCCTTCGTGCAGGGCGATGGCAACAGCTACGGCGTGCAGAAGGACGAAGGCGCAACCGGCCCCGGGCCGAGCGATGTGCATGTGCCCGCCCCGATGGGCGATCAACCCAAACCCAAGGCCCGCCGCCGCAACACCAAGGCCAAGAAGGACTGACCGATGAGCGAAACCACACTGAAGGCGCAACTTGCCGTGATGAAGGCCAAGGCCTTGATGATCAAGGTGGCGAACCGCTGGCCTTCCGGCGCACCGCAAAGCAAGGGAGGCCAATTCGCCCCCAAGACCGTGGCCGGTGGCCTGCAATCCACCCCCTCGGCGGCGAAGTGGTCGGCGGGTGGTGCCAACAACACCTTCCATGAGACTGGCTGGGCCGGTTCCGGCATGTGGGCCAAACCGAGCGCCCCGCCCCCGGGCGCGAAGCCGCATCCCCAGATGAACGACCACGGCAAGCCCGTGTCCATCAACTACCCCTCCAAGCCGAGCCACGCCTCCACGTGGACTGATCCGGCCAAGACCGCCAGCTTCGTGCCGGGTGGCGATGCGCCTGCCGTGTTGAACGGCGTGCCCATGAAGCCGTGGAACCCGTCGAAGGATGGCTGGGCCAAGGTGGGCGGAACGAACGAAGCGCTCGAGGCCGACTGGCCCTTTCAGCCTCACCCCACCAAGAGCACGGGCGCTGGCGTGCTGATCGTGGAGGACGACGGGCGCGTGTGGCTCACCGCTCCCACGAACGCCTTCGGTGGGTACAAGAACACCTACCCCAAGGGCACCGCTGAATCGGGCCTCACGCTGCAACAGAACGCGATCAAGGAAGCCTACGAAGAGACAGGCCTCAAGGTGAAGATCGTGGGCGTGCTGGGCGACTACGAACGCGACACCTCCAAGGCGCGGATGTATATCGCGCAGCGCGTGGGCGGCACCCCGAAGAACATGGGCTGGGAATCGCAGGCGATCCGGCTGGCACCGCTCAAGGATGCCAACGTGCTGCTCAACAAGCCGCACGACAAGGAAATTCTGGACGATCTGTCCAACATCATGGGCATCGCCAAGGCCGCAGGCGCACCCACGGGCGGTGCCAAGGGCGGCAAGGGTGGCGCGTGGGAAACGCAGCCCCGGTGGCCTGCCGGTACCGCGCTGGGCGGGCAGTGGAAGACGATGGGCGCGGATGGCATCACCCAAGCGCCCGTGATCGCGGGTGGCCTCGAGGGCAAGAACTCGATCTATCAGAAGGTGGCGAACGCTGCCTACTCAGCCGCGCAGTCGGGCGATCTCACCGCGCTGCAATCGGCGATCGACAAGTACCAAGGCCATGCAGGCAAGTTCGCCGCTGGCGTGAAGAGTAGCTCCCACGTGAAATGGGGCGCTCAGGTTCACCAGTTCGCCACGCAGGCGATGGTGGACACGAAGGCAAAGACCAAGGCCTCGGCCAGCGCCGATGCGATCCAAGGGCCGGTGAAGCTCTCCGAGTTCAAGCAAGTGGGCGCGAAGCCCGGTGGCTCGAACCCCGGTGCGCTCTACAAACACCCGGACGAGCCGAACAGCATCTACCTTGTGAAGGGCAACAAGCAACTGCAAACCGGCGCGGTGACGCTCGCCGTGAGCGACGACCGGGCCAAGAACGAGGTGCTCTCTTCGAAGTTGCTGATCGCCGCAGGCGTGGGCGCTCCGACGATGGGGCTGGTCGATCTGGGCAAGGAGCACGGCGGCGGGCTGGGCGTGGCCTCGCTCATGGTGTCCGGTGCCGCAGCCTTCAACCCCACCAACCCGGCGCACGTGGCCGCAGCCCAAGCCGATTTCGCCGTCAATGCGTGGCTCGCGAACTACGACGTTCTGGGCATGGGCTTCGACAACACCGTGGTGAAGGATGGCAAGGCCATCAACATCGATCCGGGTGGTGCCTTGCTCTTCCGCGCTCAAGGCCAACCGAAGGGCTTGATGCACGGCGTGGTGAACGGTGTGCTCGATGCCACCGCGCCCGAGTTCGAATCGATGCGGGTGACCACATCCGAGCAGATGAAGGTTTTCGGCTCGATGACGAAGGAGCAACTCGCAGCCAGCGCACAGAAGCTCGCGCAGATTGACGACGCGACGATCACCAAGCTGGTGAACACCTACGGCCCGGGCGATGCCAAGGCCAAAGCCGCGCTCGCAGAGAACTTGATCGCACGCCGCGACGCCATCCTCGCCAAGACAGGTTTGAAGGTTCCCGCCGCCGTGAGCGCCCCTGCCCCGCAGGCCACGCCCGCAGCCTCCAAGCCATCGAAGGCCGATCCAGCCGTACAGGCCAAGATCAAAGAGACCGTGGATGCGTTGTCCGAGGCCGGAAAGAAGATCGTTGAAAACGTCAAGGCCGATACCTACAAAATCCTCCCGCCAAAGCTCTCCAAGGACGCCGCCGAGCATCACAAGACGCTCGCCGCCGCAGTGCAACTCGCTGCCGACAAGGGCGATATGGCTGGCCTCGGGCTTGCCGCAGCCACGGCCAAGATGAACTTGAATCTGGCGAAGAACGAGGCCGATCTCGACAACGCATCCGAGGTGTGGGCCAACGCCACCGATCACATCGCCAACCTCAAGGGCAAGATCGCCGCCGACGCGAAGAAGATTGCCGAGAGTTCGCCAGATTTCCTCACCACACTCTTCGGGAACCCCGAGGGCGTGAAGAAGCCCGAGTTCAAGGCCTCGAGCGAGAACGTGACCAAGTTCTACGGCGCGTTGGCCGACAAGGCTGGTGCGTTGCACGCGCAGGGCGACCTCGCAGGCTTGAAGGCGCTCGCCGCCGATCCTAAGAACGGCAAATACTTCACCAGCCACACCTCTCCAAATTCGAAGCTCCTGCAAGGCCACTATGCGGGCCTCATCGCTTCGCTCGAGGGCACGACCGCCGCAACCACGGTGGCGACCGCGCAGGCCGCGCAGAAAGCGATCAGCGAGCCGGTGGTGAACCCGCCCAAGCCGAAGGAGGCGAAGGCACCGAATCCGGCCATGCCGAACTTCGATGCGTACAAGCTGCCCTCGAGCAACTCCAACGCAACTTCGCACAACGCAAAGGTCGACCTGATTTCCTCGCTCGCCGCCAAGGGCGACGCAGCCGGGATCGCGGCGCTGGCCTACGGCACGAACACCTATGCGAAGAAGCAGGTGGCGCTTGCCAACAGCGCCTTGAAGGCGTTGGGTTCTTCTGCCGTCGTCGCCACCGGCCAAACCAAGAACTCCAACTCGGCCCTCACGGGCGGGGCCACGGTTCAACAGTTGCGCCAAGCCACGGTGGCCGTGAAGCAGCCGCAGCCGCAGCCTCACCCAGCTACGGTGGGCGGCAAGCCCGACATGACGAAGCTCGATATGAGCAACGTCTCCAACCCGCCAAAGCCCTTGTTCGACAAATCGTCCAAGGCGCACGTGAACCAACAGAACAACACGCTCGCCAACCTCGTTCAATCGAAGTTCCTCGCCGGGAACTATCACGAACTGGCCGCGATGACGTTCGATGTGCTGGACAAGGAAACCGGCAAGGTGGTGGGCCAGAAGCACATCTCCGATCACCCCGCCAAGGACTTGAAGGCGTACTTCGACGCCTGCCTTGTGGTGATGCGCGAGGTGGCCTACCCGCCTCAGCCTCTGAAGCAGTTCGATGCGACGACGGCCAAGAGCCTCGCCGATATCGATGCGGCCATGCCGGGGAAGAAGTTCGGCACGACCGTGAACAAGGTGAAGGCCAACGAGAAGCTCGGCTTCTGGGTGGCTTTGGGCAAGGTGGCGCAACCCGAGCGCTTCATGCCGAAGAAAACCATGTCGGTGTCCGAGGCGGCGGTGAAGCAGGCCTACGTGGATTACACCGAGAAGACCAAGACGAACAAGCTCGCCAAGGCCTTCATCAACGGCATCCAAGCCTCCGGCTCCTACAACGATCTCTTCCGCGACGGCAAAGCCACCGACCACAACGGGCACAAGCTGGCCGATGTGGCAAAGGCCGCGCTCGAGTACGCGCAAGAGAAGCCCGAGGGCACGACCGTGCATCGCTGGCAGCACATGAGCGCCGACATGATCAACAAGATCAAGCAGGCAGGCCCGGGCACCGTGTTTCAGGCCACCGGCTCGATGTGTACCTCCATGTCGCCCACGGCCACCCAGCACTTCGGGCCGCACCGGATCAACATCGTGTACGCCAAGGGCGCGAAGGCCGTGGACAGCTTCGGCTCTGGTGGCTTCGCCTCCGAGAAGGAGATCACCACGCTGCCCAACTCACGCTTCCTGATCCAGAAGGTCGAAGAGGTACCGGGCAAGAGCGGAAGCGGCACGCGCATGGAGATCACCGTGCTCATGCTGCCCCCGGGCGAATTGGGAATTGGTTCGTAAGTACCTGACGCAAAAGGGACTTTTCACAGGAATATCACGGGAGTAACATCGCGCCATGACTATCGATCCACGCACCATTGAAGGCTCCCCCGAGCGAGCCGCAGACCGAGGCCGAGAACAAGGCTTCGAGTATTTCGCCCAAGACGGCCAGCAACTCGCCTCAGCCGAGGTTGTGGAGGCCCTTGTGCGGCAGTTCCTTACCGAGTGCCTCGAGGCCCGGGTGGCGATCCATGAGGAACGCCTCACGCCCGAGCAGGCCAAGGCCAAGATGCAGGCCGCAGCCAAGCGCTACGCCACGATCTTCATGGGCGGTGATTCAGCCTATGCGGCATCGCCTTGGAACTCCCCCGAGGGGCTGGGTGCCCACATCGCGGCCAACTACGAAGGCGCAGGCGACAAGGACGATGCGTGCGAAGCGCTCTTCCTGCGGCTCGCTGCCGACATGATGAAGATCGCCAAGGCGCACGAAGAGGAAGAGGCCGAGGATGATGTGGTGCAGTTCCAGACCGATGCACTGGTCGAAGATGCCGTGATCACCTTGCTGGGCCTGCCCGCTGAAAGTGAAGACCCCGAGGCCGAGTGAGCCGTAACCCATACGGACGTTATCACAAACGTATCACCGGCCTCCCCTAATGTCGCCCGGTTGATCCTAAGCCCAGCACAGGGCTGATCCAACCCCCGAAACGCCCCTGCCCCACGAAGGCCGGGGCGTTTTCTTTTCCGTCGCCAGTTCACCGCTCCCTGAGAATCCCGGCAATCGTTTCAAGGGAACGCATGGACTTCAACTGCACATTCGAATTCGCAAAAGCCGACGGCGACGGCAGCTATGTGCGCGGCTGGGCCAGCGTGATCTCGGTGGATGGCTCGCCGGTCACCGATACGCAGGGCGACATAATTTCGATGGACGAGTTGCGAAAAGCGGCTCACAAGTTCATCAACGATGCCCGAGTGGCGAAGGCGATGCACGCAGGACAACAGGTCGGTGATGTTGTTGAAAGCGTGATCATCGACGACGAATTCGCCAAAGCAGTGGGCATCTCCGACGGCAAGCGAGGGTGGTGGATCGGCATGAAGGTTCACTCACCAGAAATCCGCAAGGGTGTGCGTGAAGGCAAATTCCGCGCATTCAGCATCGGTGGCCGAGGCCGTCGAACCAAAGTGGAGCAGTGATGCCGCAAAACCTCACAGAAATGACGATCGAAGAGATCAGCCTCGTTGACGATGGTGCCAACGAGGATGCTCGCGTGGTGATCGTCAAAGCGAAATCCGGCCATACCGGCCAAGCCGCGCAGGGGGGCTTTGACCCCAGCAATCCAGACGCAGCCGCTATGGCTGCGGCTTCAATCAAGGAGTTCGAGATGGACATTGAAACCCTCTCCAAGGCTCTTGAAGATGCTGAAGCCAAACTGGCCGCTCTGGAAAAGCGTGCCAGTGACGCAGAAGCCTCGCTCAAGGATGCCGAGGAAGTGATCAAGTCGAAAGACGATCAGATCGCGGAAATCAACAAAGCAGCCAATCCCCCTTCCGATGAGGAAGTGATGAAGGGCCTGCCTGAAGCCATTCGCAAACGCCTCGAGGACGCCGAAGCCATCGCCAAGGCCGCTCAAGAGGAAGTTGCAAAGGCCAAAGCCGCACAGGAAGCCGCCGAGTACATCGCCAAGGCGAAGTCTCTGGGCGCTACCGATGCCGACAAAGTGGGTGGTCTGCTGCTGCGTGTTGCCAAGGGCACCACAACGATGGATGACGCCGCCACTCTGGAAAACATGCTCAAAGCCGCGAACGCGCAGGGTCAAACCGCCGCTCTGTTCAAAGCCTTGGGTTCCGATACCGCCGTCGATGGCGAACCCGAAGCAATGCTGAAGGCCAAAGCCGACGAGATCGAGAAAGCTGCCGAAGGCAAGCTGACCAAGGAACAAGCCTATGCGAAGGCCGTGGAGCAAAACCCTACGCTCTACACCGCATACGTGACCAAGCGTCGCTCGGCCTAACCCCCACCCCACTTAGGAGAGCACTCAAATGGCTTACCAAAACGTTTCCCACCACTGCCTGTCTCTGGTTGCCGCTGGCGACCTGAGCGCAAAGCAGTTCTGCGCCGTTGGCGTGAACAGCGCTGGCAAAGCTGCCATCGCAGACGCTGACGATCAAGTGATCGGCATCGTGCAAAACAACCCTGCCGCAGGCCAAACCGCGAACATCGCCTTCGGTGGCGTGTCCAAGGGCAAGCTGGGTGGCACCGTTGCCGCAGGCGCTCGCGTGACTTCGAACGCCTCTGGCGAGATCGTTGCCGCTGCATCCGCTGGCGATTCCGTGATCGGCGTGGCCCTGAGCGGTGGCGCTTCCGGCGAGATCGTTTCGATCCTCGTTCACGCTTACCCATTCGTCGCTCTGGCGTAATGGATCAACTGTTTAAGGAGATCGAAACATGAACCCCACCCCCGGTGACGTCCACGTCAACACCCCGCTGACCAACATCAGCATCGCCTTCCTGCAAAACGCAGCGAACTTCGTTTCGAGCCGTGTGTTCCCCAACATCCCGGTCACGAAGCAAAGCGATCGCTACTACGTGTACGAGCGTGGCGACTTCAACCGCGATGAGATGGCCGAGCGTGCTCCCGCCACCGAATCCGTTGGCGGCGGCTACAAGCTCGACAACACGCCCACCTACTTCGCCAACCGGTTCTCCTTCCACAAGGATATCCCCGACGAAGTGCGTGCCAACGCCGATGCAGTGCTGAACCCCGATCGTGAGGCCACCGCCTACGTGACCCACAAGGCACTGATCAAGCGCGAGAAGCTCTTCGTGCAGAAGTTCTTCCAATCCGGCCTGTGGGGCGTGGACTACACAGGCGTGTCGTCCAACCCTTCCGGCGCGAACGTCCTGCAATGGAACGATGCCAACAGCACCCCGATCGAATCGGTTCGTGCTGCCAAGCGCTCCATCGCCGAGCGCACTGGCTTCGAGCCAAACAAGCTGGTTCTGGGCCGCGCCGTGTACGACGCGCTGCTGGATCACCCCGATATCATCGACCGCCTGAAGTACGGCCAAACCGCTGGTGGTGTTGCCAACACCTCCACCAACGATCTGGCTTCCCTGTTCAAGGTGGACGAGATTCTGGTGATGAACGCAGTGGAGAACACCGCCAAGGAAGGTGCTGCGGCTTCGCACTCCTTCATCGGCGGCAAGAACGCTCTGCTGTGCCACGCCGCGACCGCTCCCGGCTTGATGACCCCCACCGCTGGCTACACGTTCTCTTGGACGGGCCTGCTGGGCGCTGGTGGCGAAGGCAACCGCATCAAGTCCTTCCGCATGGAACAACTCGGCGCAGACCGCATCGAGATCGACATGTGCTTCGATCAGAAGCTGGTGTCGGCTGATCTGGGCCAGTTCTTCAGCGGCATCGTCGCCTAAGCGATGAGCATCAATGGCGGGGGCTTCGGCCCCTGCCCTTGTGGCCTATGAGCGCCACGCCCTTCATTCGAAAGCTGCCCATGCAAGACCGTTACAACCGACTCCCGTTTTCGCCTTCCTATGAGTTCCGAGCCACCCGCGCATTCGTGATGCAGGGGATCGAGTACACGCTGGGAATGCCGATCGACAAGGCTGGCATCGAGACGCGCCGTTTGCGCCAGATGTACGACAGCCGAATGATCGAAGCGATTCTGGATGAGGCCCCGGTTGCACCGGCACCCAAGAAAGCACCGGCCCAGAAGGCCGAAGCGAAGGCCCAGAAGGCCGAAGCGCCGAAGGTGGATGCAACCCCCACCGAGGCAAGCAAAAGCGCCCTGAGCGTCGATTACCGTGGCTTTGGCCGGTACTTCGTGATCGATGCAGAAGGCAAAGAAATTTCCGGGCCTCATTCCAAGGATGAGGCTCACAAGCTGGTGAAGTGAGGTGAACGATGGCTCTGATCGTGGAGGACGGCACCGGCCAAACTGAGGCCGAAAGCTACATCACCGTGGCTCAGTTCAAAGCCTACGCCGATGGCCGTGGGTACGACTACTCCACCGCCTCCGACGCTCTGATCGAGCAAAAGCTGCGCCTCGCGAGCGGCTACGTTGACTCTCAGTTTCGCTTCAAGGGCAACCGCAAGCTGCCCAACCAAGCCCTCGAGTTCCCCCGCATCAACCTGATCGACTGGTCGGGCTACGACATTCAAGGCCTACCCAAGCGGGTGAAGGATGCGTGCGCGGAACTCACCTTCAAGGCCCTCACCTCTGACCTGTACGTGGATCAGAACCGGGGCGGCAAAACCAAGAGCGAATCCGTTGGCCCCGTGTCGGTCACGTATGCCGACGATGCCCCGACCGGCACCGTGTGGCAGTTCGCGTGGAACTTGCTCAAGCCTTACGTGCGCGACCCCGAGGTGCGCGGCGTGCCGTTCTTCGGGGCCGAGGAATCGAAGCCCTACTTCCAAACCGGCCTCATGGACAACCCCGGCACCGCGCCGCTCGATCCCGCTGGCTTGCTGGGGCAGGTGTAAGGCATGGGCAAGTTTGCAGGCCTTCAGTCCACCGCCTACGGGTTGCTCGCCGCCAAGGGCGCACCCGTGGTGGTCACGCGCCTGCGCCACTCCAAGGGCTTCGATCCCGTCACGCAGGAAGAAACCAAGACCCGCCTCACCGAAACCTTCGTTGGCATCGGCCTGCCGATGGGCAAGGCCGTGGAGTACGACGGCGGCACCCTGAGCGTGAGCAACGGGCTTCAGTTCACCCTCGCCCACAAGAGCACCCCCAAGTTCGAGCCAGAACCCGGCGATCAGATCGCATGGGCTGGCCGCAACTGGACGGTGCGCCACGCCTCCCCGATCAACCCCGCCGCTGACGGCGCGGTGATCTACACCGTGTTCGGGGAGCGGTAATGGCGAACGGGCGCGAGTTCAAGGCAAAGCTGGGCGCGTGGGCCGCGAAGGCTGGCGACCAGCTTGATGGGCTGGCCCGCCAATCGATCCAGCAAATGTGCTTTCAGGTGGTGGTTGACACCCCGGTTGACACGGGGTTCCTGCGCTCTTCGTGGCAACCCTCGATCGGCACCCCCAAGGCGGGCAGCGGCAAGGAGTTCGGCGTGGCCGGTTCCGGCGCTTCTGCCGCCGCCGCGAAGGCTTTGGCCTCGATTGGCGTGACGATCACGGACATGAAACTCGGCGAAATGTTCTACCTGACGAACAACGCCAAGTACGCCCTGCACGTGGAGTTCGGCACCACAAAGATGAATGGCCGGTTCATGGTGACGGACAACGCGAAGCGCTGGCCCCAGATCGTGAGCAAGACCGCAAACGAGTTGGGGATCAAATGACGCTCACCGTACACGCCGACCTGAGAGCCGCCTTCCGAGCCGCCTTGCTCGAGATCAACGGTTTGCCTGAGCAGCATTGGGAGGGCCGCAAGTATCAGCCCACCAAGGGCCGCGCCTACGTGAGCGAACAGTTTCGCCCGATTTCATCCGTGCCCCGGGCCACCGGCATCGGCGGCACGATCGCCCACACCTGCACCGGCAACTTCACGCTGCACTACCCCGCAGACGATGGAACGATCGGCGTCGATGTGATGGCGGCGAAAATCATGGACAAATTCAGCCCCGGCTCTTCGCTGGCTCACGGTGCTTCAACCGCAGTTGTGATGCAAGCCGAGCGTGCGCCTCTGGTGCAAGAGCCGGATTGGATCAACTGCGCGGTGATCATCACAGTGGTGGCGTACACGGGCAGGTAAAGAAAGCCGATCCGCTTTGCGGGAAACATCAACTTAGGAGAGCATCATGCCCTTGCAATCAAACGTAAACGTATCGGTACGGTACGCACCTGAAACCGTCTTCGGTACCGCTGGCACAGGCGCACAAGCCCTGCGCCGTGTGTCGTCTTCCCTGAACCTGTCCAAGGATGTGTTCACCTCGAACGAGGTTCGCACCGACCAACAGGTGTTCGATGCCCGCCACGGCGTGCGCCGTGTTGCCGGTGGCATTCAGGGCGAACTGAGCACCCAGACATGGGATGCCTTCATCGAGGCCTCCCTGCGCGGCACGTGGGCCACGGGCGGCACCGCCTCGAACACGCAACTCACCTCGCTCACCGTGAGCGGCTCGGCCTTCGTGGCTGGTGGCGGCAGCTTCATCACCCAAGGCTTCAAGATCGGTGATGTGGTGCGCCTGAGCGGCTTCTCCCACGCCAACGTGGGCAAGAACTTCCGCATCACCTCGCTCACGGCCACCAACATGGGCGTGTACCCCACCCCTGCCGCGATGACCTCGCAGTCCACGTTCACCATTGCCGTCGCTGGCAAGAAGGTGGCGACCGGCGTGCAGAAGCGCTCCTTCACCATCGAGCAAAACTACCCCGACAGCGACTTCAGCGAGTTGTTCCTCGGTTGCCGTGTGGCCTCGATGAGCATGGGCCTGCCCCCCACCGGCATGGCAACCATCGGCCTCGACTTCCAAGGCCAAGACGGCCAGAACCTGTCCGCGCCATCGGCGCCCTTCTTCGCAAGCCCCACGACCGAAACCACGACCGGCATTCTGGCTGGCTTGAACGGCTCGCTCTTCATCGATGGCGCGGCCAGCGCGATCGTGACCGGGCTGGACTTCCAAGTGCAGAACAACCTCTCGAGCCAACCCGTTGTGGGTTCGCCGATCGTGCCGGAAATCTTCTACGGTCGCACCGTGGTGACGGGCAACGTGAGCGTGTTCCTCGAGAACGAGAACTTCATGAACGTGTTCTTGAACGAGGAAGAGATCGATATCGTGGCCCAACTGGACGCCGCTGGCTCCACCGACTTCATGTGCGTGGCGATCAATCGCGTGAAGTTCACGGGTGCCAGCAAGACCGTCGGCCCCGATGGCGGCGTGATCGTGCAGTTCCCCTTCCAAGCCTTGCTGAAGGCCGGTTCCACCATCCACGACAGTTCTACGCTGGTGATTCAGCGCAGCAACGTGTAAGCCCGCCTTACACGATCCCACGGGGGCGGTGGTTGATAGCCGCCGCCCCTTTTCACTTCAATGTTCCACTTGAAAGCTAACGACATGGAATTCGCACTCGACGGTATCGACACCAAAACACTCTCTGAAGCGGGCGTGGATGTGGTGATCAAGAAGCTCAACTCGAACGAGCCGCTCAAGGCGGCAAACGGCGATGTGGTGAGCATCAAAGTTCTCGGCCCGGACAGCGGCAAGTACCGCTCCCTCTCGCGTGCCCAAATCCGCAAGCGCCTCGCCAAGCGGGCCGCAGGGCAAACGGAAGTGACCGATGCCGATATGGATGAGAACGACCGCGATGCGATGGAAATCCTCGCGCACTGCACCGTGGGCTGGACGGGCGTGCTGGACAAGGCTGGGAAAGCCATTCCATGCACCCCTGAGAACGCTCTGAAGCTCTTCGAGAACTACCCGGTGGTGCGCGAACAGGTCGATTACTTCATCAGCGAGCGATCAAATTTTTTGCAGGCGTCGTCCAAAGCCTGATCGATTTCGCGAAGTACCAGTTCGGTCTCGGAAAGCGAGCCAAGGATGGAAGCGCGGTAGCTGATCACTACGCCGCAGTGGCCCGAGCCAAGGGCATGGCGGCGAAGAACGAAGCGCCCCCGCTGCCACCCGAGATGCGGCCCCTGTGGTGGACATTCCTCTCACTGCACCGGGCACGCAGCGCAGGCGGGATGGGGGTGAACCCCATTCAGTTCACCGAGATCGAGGCATGGTGCCGCCTAAGTAGGGTGGCACTGGAGCCTTGGGAGGTCGATGTGATCGGTTTGCTGGACGACGCCTACTTAGAATCCACACAGGAATGACAGGAGCGTCGCATGGCCGAGCAATTTCACCTTGGGTTTGATATCGATACGAGGCCGCTCGCGAATGCGAAGCTGGCTGCGGCGGATGCTGCCCAAGCCATCGGCAAGCTCGGGGACGCCGAGCAAGCCCTGAGCCAGAAATCGGCTCTCGCCACCGACCAGCAAAAGAAGCTCGAGGACGCGATCAAGAAAACGCAGCAAGCCGCTGCACAGAACCAAGGGGCGCAACAGTTCGCCTCCGACATTGGCCGCATGACCAGCGCGATGGGCGGGGCAACGAACGCCGCCGCAGCCATGAGCGGGGCGCTGGGCAGTGGTGGCGGGGGCGGTGGGGGCCTTGGCAGCGCCTTGGAGGTGGCCGCAGGCGGCTTCGGGCGCATGGCCTCCGTACTCGGCCCCACGGGCCTCATTCTGGGGGCCACGGCGGTTGCCGTGGGCGTGGTGGGCAAGCAAACCTACGACGCCGCTGCCGCACTCGCCAAGTTCGCCGACGACTCGGCTTTGATGGAGGCTCGGCTCAAGAACGCGCTCGGCTCCACCTACGCCGCACGCGATGCCATGCAGTCGCTCTACAAGAGCACGCAGGAAACCGGTACCGGCTTCACCGCTGCCGCCGATTCCTTCCTGCGGCTGGCCCGCAACTCCGACGCGCTGGGCGCTACCCGGGGCGAAATCCAGAACCTCTCGGAAACAGTGCAGAAGCTGGGCCTGATCTCGGGCGCAGGCCGGGGCGAGATCGCCAGCGGCATGATCCAGTTGTCGCAGGCGCTGGCCTCGGGGCGTTTGAACGGCGACGAACTGCGCTCGATCATGGAGAACCTGCCCGCGCTCGCCAAGGCGATCGCCGACGGGCTGGGCAAGTCGGTGGGCGAGATGCGTGCGATGGGTGCCGCAGGCGAACTCACCGGCTCAAAGGTGTTCGCCGCCATCCTCTCGCAGTCCGACAAGGTGAATCAAGAGTTCAAGACGCTCCCGAACACCGCCGAGCGTGAGTTCCAGAAGGTGAGCGATGCGTGGGGCCAGTTGCTCGCCGACATTGGAAAGCAAACGAACTCGAGCGATTGGGTGCAGGGCATCGCGAAGATGGCCCGAAGCGCCATCAACTCGGTGCGCGGCGCGATGCCTGACAACAGCCCGGGCGCTCGCCTTGCCGCGCTGAATCAGGAAGAAAGCGATATCAATCGCTTCGCCATCGTGGATCGCTCCGCTCGCCTCGCCGAGATCAAGGCCGAGCGCGAACGCATTCAGGATCAGGCCCGTCGTGATCTCCGCACGATGGAGAACGACACCGCCCAAGAGGCACTGATCAAACAGAACAAGCCGATCCTCGATGCAAGCTCGATCGCCAAGGACTTGGACGATCGCGCATCCAAGATCACGGCAATCACAGCCAACATCAAGTCGCTCGAAACCGGCATCTCCGCGCTTCAGGCCAAGCCTTTGCTCACCGAGGCCGAAACCAAACAACTCGACCAGTTCAACCGCACGCTCACGATTGCGAAGAAGCAACTCGATGACACCCGCACGCCCGTCGCTGGGCTGGCCGAGGATTTTGGCAAGCTCAGTGCTGCGATCTCGCAGGGCGGCGGCGGCGGTGCCACCGCACTGATCCAGCAAGCCCAGAAGCTCGCAGAATCGATGCGAAGCACGGGCGTTGACGGTGGCGGTGCTCTGGGCATCCTGATCAATCAGGAGGTGCTCAAGGGCAGCGATCAGATTCGCACGCTGGGCATTCAGGTGCAGCAACAGACGGCGCTCGCCGCTGCCGTGGGCGGCACCCGTGAGCAAACCCGTGAGTTGGAGATCAGCAACGATCTCTTGCTCAAGCGCTTCCAGATGTTTGGCGATCTCAAGTCGCCCGTGATCGACGGCTTCTTCGGCAAGCTCACCATCGCCATGCGGGAGCAGAAGGTTGCAGCCGACGCAGCCGCCGCCGCTCAAGCCAACTACGCCAACGCGCTCGATGCCGCGATCAGCAAGGCCCAAGGGGGTGCAGCGGGCAACTCAGGCCTGCAACGCTCGATTGCAGCCACCATGCGGGCCACTGAGGCCGATCGCCTGCGCCCCGGCACCTTTGGGAGCGAGATCGACAAGTTCAACGCCGCCGAGGCCTTGACCGCGCAGAACCAGATCGCAGGCATCCAACAGAACACCGAACTGCAACGGATTCTTGGCGGCTCGACGGGCAGCGATCGCCAGCGCCAACTCGCCCAGCTTGAGTTCAACATCCGGGCATCGCAACGCAACCTCTCGCCGCAGGCCCGCCTCACCTACGGCGATCAGCTTGCGTCAGAGATGCGCCAACAGGATTCAGCACAGTTCGATGCCGATCGCTCGAACGAGGTGCGGGGCCTCACCCGTCAGATCACCAGCGGCCAACGCCGTGCGGGGCTGATCGGTTTGCCGCCCGAAGAGTTGCGCGTGCAGACGGCCATCCTCGAAAAACAGCTTCAACTCGAGCAGCAAGGCCTGCAAGCGGGCCAAGTGCAGTACGACACTCAGGTGGCTCTCACCGAGCAACTGGCACGCCAGAACGTTGCCTACGATCGTCAACGCGCCCTCGTTGAATCGCTCTACGGCTCGATCGACAACGTGGCCTCGGGCATCAAGAGCAGCTTCACCGATGCGTGGGTGCAGGCCTTCAAGACGGGCGAGTTCTCGGCCAAGCAATTCTTCGGCTCGATTGGCGACATGGCCGTGCGTGCCGGGGCTGAAATGACCTATGAGATCGCTATCAAGCCGCTCATGACGCTGGCCGTGAACGCCGCGAAGATGGGCTTGAGCCAGTACCTCGGCCTTGGCGGCTTGGGCGGTGGCGGTGGCGGCGGTGGCTTCACGGACGCAGGCTCGATGCCGATCGCCGGGAATCTGGCCGCAAACGGCATGGCCTTTGGGTCGGGTGGCATTCGCGCCTTCGCCAACGGCGGCGTGTTCACCAACTCGATCGTGTCCAGCCCCACGCTCTTCAAGTTCGCCAACGGTGGCGCGATGGGGATGATGGGCGAGGCAGGCCCCGAAGCGATCATGCCGCTGCGCCGTGGCCCGGATGGCCGCTTGGGCGTGTCCGGTGGCGGCGGTGGTGGCGATGTGCAGATCATCGTGAACGACATGCGCTCGGGCAAGGACAGCTCCCCCGTGGAGGCCACCAGCACGACCGGCCCCGGTGGTATGCGCCAAGTGCAGATCATGGTGCGCGACGAGATTCGCCGCTCGATGGCCGCAGGTGAGTTCGATCGAACCATGCAGGCCAACTTCGGCACAACCCGACAGATTGCGAGGAAGTAAATGCCCAACGCCACATGGCCCGGAACCCTGCCTGCATACGTGTTCGAGCAGGGCTACACCGAAAAGCTGAATGATCAAACGCTCGAGAGCAGCGTCGAAGTTGGTACGCCCAAGATTCGCCGTCGCTACACGAAGCAGATTCGCACGTTCACGGTGCAGATGCGCCTCACGGTTGCAGAGAAGGCCACCTTCGAGGGCTTCTGGCAGGACACCCTTTTGGGTGGCTCCCTGCCCTTCGATTGGGTGCATCCCCTCACCAGATCGGCCACCTCGTTTCGCTTCCGCAAGCCTGCCCCGTCGTACACCAGCGTTGGCGGCGCTGATTCGATCGTGTCCTTCACGATGGAGACCGTGTAATGCCGCGCACCCTATCGAATGCCGCACTGGCGTCGATGAACGCGCAGGCAACCGGCGAGGTTTGGCTGGTGTTGCTCACGCTTTCTCATCCGACGCTCGCCACTCCGATCCGGCTTGTGAACAACAACGAGGATGTGGTGAGCCGAGGAAGCACGTTCCTCGCATTCCCGTTCGAGGTGGAGTTGCCCGGGGAAGACCCCGATCAGCCGCCCAAGGCGATGCTGCGAATCGACAACGTGGATCGGCGCGTGGTGCAAACCATCCGCTCGATCACGGCCCCACCAACGGTAACGCTCGAGGTAATTCTGGCGTCGGCCCCCAACACGGTGGAGGTGAGTTTCACGAACATGACGCTGAGGAACGCGCAATACGACACCAGCACGGTTTCGGGTGAACTCACGTTCGACTCGATCTACACCGAGCCGGTCACGCTCACCATGACGCCAAGTCGTTTCCCGGGGATGTTCTGATGATCCCGGGCTGGGTGAACACCTACATCGGCATCCCCTACCGCGAAAACGGTCGTGATAGGGACGGGTGCGATTGCTGGGGGCTTTTGGCCCTGATCTACGCCGAGCAGTTGGGCACGCCCTTGCCTGAGTACACCGGCAAGCGCTGGGAGCACGGCGGCAAGGCCGGTGAGGTAGGCCCCGGGGCCGCTTCCTACGCCAGCATGTTCGAACCCGTCGCACCCGGCCAAGAGCGGCTTGGTGACGGGGTTCTCATTAGAATGAGAGGCCATCCACTCCACGTGGGAATGGTGGTGGAACCCGGCTGGATGATCCACGCCCACGAAGGTGCCGACGCCTGCCTCGAGCAGTACCGCAGGCCCGAGTGGGAAAAGCGGGTTCTTGGCTTCTACCGTTACTTGGCCTGACATGCAGCATACGACCGAACTGATCAAAGACGAGGCTCCCAACGGGGGCCTGCCGGTCGTTTGCCAGCCCCACGCCTTTTCCAACGCATACGCCACCGGCATCACGCCGCAGGGCCGCACGATCCGTGAGATTCTCGAGGCGCTCGAGTTGCCCGTCGTGGTGCAGCAGTACGTGCGCGTGTGGGTCGATGATTTCGAGGTGCCTGCCGAATTCTGGGGCCGTGTAAAGCCCAAGGAAGGCCGCACGGTCTACGTGCGCGTGATCGCGCAGGGTGGCGGCGGCAACAAGATTCTTCGCACCGTGCTCTCGATTGCGATCGCCGTGGCAGCGATCGCCACGGGCCAGCTTTACGGACTGCAATTCGCCAACGCGATTGGGATCACAGGAGCCTACGCCGGGGCCGTTGGCACCGCGCTGGTCGCAACGGGCGTGGCCTTGCTGGGCAACATGGCATTGAATGCCCTGATCCCGCCTCAGCAACCCACCAGCCCCGAGTTTGGAAGCCTTGGCACGCCGCGCTACCAACTCACGGGCACACAGAACCGATTCGAGCCATACGCCCCGATCCCCCGTGTGTTTGGCAAGCGTCGGGTGTACCCGATGATGGCCGCTCGCCCCTACTCCGAGATTCAGGGCAACGATGAGTACCTGCGGATCGCACTTGTCGTGGGCTGGGGGCCGCTGAAGATCAGCGCACTCCGAATCGGTGAGACACCGCTCGAGGCCTTCGATGGGGTGGAATACGAAGTGCGCGAGGGCTGGGATATCGATGCGCCCCTCACTAAGTTCACGCGCACCGTCACCGAGCAGCAATTCTCGGTGCTGCTTCCGAAGCTCACCGAGGCTGACGCTGGGTGGAGCACGCGCACCACTGACACGAACACGAACGAGGTAATCCTCGATATCTCGTTTCCGTCGGGCCTTGCGTTCTTCAACGACAACGGTGGCCGCGATTCGATCACGGTCAACTTCGAGGTGCAGTTCCGGCAGGCTGGCGTTGGCAGCTTTGTTTCGCCCACTTGGCTGAATTCTGGTGAGACTGGCTTTGGCACCCCGGGCCAGATTTCCGTTTCAGCCTCCGACACCTCTGCGGTGCGGGTTTCGGGCCGCTTCAGCACGGGCGGCGCAGGCCAGTGGGAAGTGCGTGTTCGCAAGAGCACGACCGAGCGCGGCAGTCGCTACGTTGAAACCGCCTACTGGACGGTGCTTCGCAGCGTGCAGCCATCGAACCCGATCCAGCAACCCGGTCTTGCGCTGATCGCCATTCGCATGAAGGCCTCGGGCCAGTTGAACGGGGTACCCAACACGATCAACTGCATCGCCGAGAGCTACTTGCCGGTCTACAACGGATCAACGTGGGCGTGGGAGATCAGCCGTAACCCGGCATGGGCCTATGCCCATGTTCTGCGCTTCCGAGGCCCTGAGCAGATCGTGGCCGACAGCCGCATCGATCTCAACGCGATCCGAGCGTGGGGACTTGCGTGCGCCTACTACTCGAGCATTGCTGGTGAAAGCCTGTGGAACTTCGACGGCGTGATAGAGGGTGGCTCGGTGTTTGCCGCCCTCCGACAGATCGCCGCGCACGCCCGTGCTTCGTTCACGATTCGCGACGGCAAGTATTCCGTGGTTCGCGAGGTGCAGCAAACCGTGCCGGTGCAGCACATCACGCCGCGCAACTCATGGGGCTACCAAGGCAAGAAGGACTTCCTCGATTACCCCCATGCGCTGCGCGTGCAGTTCGTGAACGCCAACGGCGGGTATCAGGAGGACGAGGTCATCGTGTACGACGATGGCTATTCCGCCGCGAACGCGAGCAAGTTCGAAACGCTCGAGTTGCCCGGATGCACCTCTTCATCTCAGGCATGGCGCGAGGGCCGGTACCTTCTCGCTGCCGGTCGCCTGCGCCCCGAAGAGCACATTGTGAACATGGATGTGGAGGCCGTTCGATGCACGCAGGGCGATCTCGTTCGGTTCTCGCACGACGCGATCTCGATTGGCCTTGGAACCAGCCGGATCGTGTCGCTCACGATCGATATCTACGGCTACATCACCAGCATCACGCTCGAAGACCAGATGCAGTTCGAGGCTGGCAAGACGTATGCGGTTCGTGTTCGCAACTCGGTGGGCGTGTCACACCTCGTTGGCGTGGGCAACCCGGGCAACACGCTTTCGAGCGTGCTTACCTTCACTACGCAGGTGACTTCAGCGGCAAGCGAAATCCGCGCTGGCGATTTGGTGATGTTCGGCGAATCGTCGCTCGAATCTGCACCGATGATCGTGAAGCGGATCGAGAACGGGCCGGACTTCACTGCCCGCCTCACGCTGGTGGATGCACAGAGCGGCGTCTACACCGCAGACACTGGCCCATTCCCGCCGTTCACCAGCTACATCACGGTGCAATCGCCAATCGAGCAAGTGCGCCCTGATACGCCTTCGATCGCCAATGTGCGCTCGGACGAAACCGTCTTGCTGCGCTTGTCCGATGGCACGCTGCAAGATCGAATCGCCATCGACATGAACTCGCCTTCGGCCTCGGTTTCCGCCGTGGAAAGCTACGAAACGCAGTGGCGTGCAGTGGGCGAGCGAAGCTGGGCCGTGCGATCCACGCCCAAAGACAGCCCGATCTACCTCTCGCCAGTCATCGCTGGCAACCAATACGAGTATCGCGTTCGCGCCGTGAGCCGCTACGGCGCTGCGAGCGACTACACCGCGATTGGCTCGCACGCCGTGATTGGCAAGACCACGCCACCCAGCACGCCAGAAACCATGACGGCAACGCTTGAAAACGAGCAGATTGTGCTTCAGTGGGCGTCGGTTCCTGACCTTGATTTGGCTGAATACGAAGTGCGCCGTGGAACATCGTGGGACTCTTCCACCTTTGTTGGCCGCGCTCGATCCACATCGCTGCGCGTCGCCTTGATCGCAACCGGTACGACCACGTGGCTGGTGAAGGCGGTGGACAGCATTGGCCTGTATTCCCAGAACGCCGTCTCGCAGAGCTTCACGCTCACCGCCGCGCTCTCCCCCACGCCCACCTCGGCGTTCTCGGGCGATCAGGTCGTGCTTCGTTGGAGTGCGCCGGTTTCGCCGCTGCCAATCGACGCCTACAACGTGAGCATCTTTGGCAGCTACGCGCAAAGCGGAACAACGGTGACCGTAACGATCAACGATCACCGCTATGTAGTTGGGAGCGTTATTTCGGTCGACTTTCTCACGGGCAGTGACGGAAGCACGCCGTCCGACGGATCATTTACGGTGACTGCCGTTACGGCCAACACCTTCACGCTCACCGTGGTCGGATCGGCCACGCGCACCGGCACCTTGTTGCTGCCACTTGGCTCGATCAAGGCCACCACGTTTTCGACAAAGGCAAATTGGGGCGGCTCTCGCACCTTTGCCGTGCAGGCCGTGGATGTGAACCGAAATGTTGGATCGATTGGCTACGTCGAGGCGAACGTGCAGTTCGCGGGCGAGCCATCGGTCACCACGCAGGTGGTGGACAACAACGTGCTGCTCTTTTGGAGCGATGTGGCTGGATCGTTGCCCACTGCAACCTATGAGATTCGCCGTGGTGCAACGTGGGAGGATGGTGCGGTAGTGGGCACGAAGAGCGGCGTGTTCACTACCGTTTTCGAGACGCAAGCTGGAACCTACAAGTATTGGATCGCTGCGGTCGATACGGCGGGCAACTACGGCATCGCTGGCAGCGTGAGCACGCCCGTGAATCAGCCGCCCGATTACGTGCTGAAACTGGACAACTTCACCTCGTTCGCAGGAACCAAGGTAAACATGGCCGACTCGGGCGATGGTGCGTGGCTGCTTCCCGTGAACACGACGGAATCCTTTGAGCAGCACTTCACCACGCGCTCATGGGGTACGCCGCAAGCGCAAGTCTCTGCGGGTTTCCCGATCTTCATTCAGCCCACTCTCACGACCGGCTACTACGAAGAGACGGTGGATACCGGTGCCGTGCTATCAGGCTCGAAGATCACCGTTACTGTGAACGGCTCCACTGTGTCAGGCAGCGTTGCCGTCACCACGAAAATTTCCCTGAGCGCCAATGGCAGCACATGGACGGACTACGACAACACCACATCGGTTTTCGGCACCAGCTTCCGCTACGTAAAGTACCGCATCACGGTAACGGGCGCGGACACATCGACGCTTTATCGCATTGCTGGCATCAACCTTCGGATCGATTCGAAGCTGATCAGCGACGCAGGCAACGCCACGTGCAGTTCATCCGATTCAGGCGGCACTACTGTGAACTTCAACATCCCGTTCGTGGATGTGGTGAGCATCGAGGTGACGCCAAAAGGCACAACGCCGGTCATCGCGATGTACGACTTCACCGATGTGCCCAACCCCACATCATTCAAGATTTTGTTGTTCACGACTTCGGGCACGCGCACCAGCGGTGATGTTTCGTGGTCGGTGAAAGGATACTGACATGGCGAATTGGAACCAACCCGCGCTTACTGATACCTACGCCAATTTTCTGGCGTACATCGACGCACGGCTCGATGATCTTGCGTATGGCCTTGATCCTGCGGTCACAACCGTTACCAACACACCAACCAACGCGACGCGATGGAACAGCGCCAGCAACCGGTGGGAAAAGTTCAACGGCACATCGTGGGCCGCTCTCTCGAGCCTTTACGCGATCGCGATCTCGGGCAACGCCGCAACGGCGACCACGCTCGCCACGGCACGCACGATCAACGGCGTTGCCTTCGATGGCTCCGGCAACATCACCATTCAAGCGACGACGCCGCAGGCGCTCACGTTTAACAACGACGGCACCGGCTCCACATCGGGCACGTGGAACGGCAACTTCGCTCGCACGATCAGCTACAACACGATTGGCGCACCAAGCGTGACGGGCGCAAATGCGACAGGCACGTGGTCGATCAGCATCACGGGAAATGCCGCAACGGCCACAACGGCAGGCGCGTGCAGCGGTAACGCAGCCACCGTTACCAACGGCGTTTACACAACAGGCACGCAGTCGATCGGTGGCCTGAAAACCTTCACAGATGATCTGACGGTATCGGCAACCGTCGTGAACGTCGGCAACGGCATAGCAGGCGAAAAGCGGCTGGCCTTGCAGCACAGCACTTGCAGCGTCTACTTCTACAACAACACAAGTTCCGTTGTTGGCCTTTGGGATGTTGGGGCAAGCCAAAACCGCTGGACGACGGATGTTGCCGGAAACTTCACCGCAGCCGGGAACCTCACTGCGAACTCGGACGAAAGGCTGAAAGAGAATTGGCGCGATCTGCCCGACAGCTTCCTCGCTGAATTGGCGAACGTGAAAATGGGCGTGTATGACCGCATCGATAATCGCATTACACAGGTCGGCGTGAGCGCTCAGAGCCTGCAAGGCGTCCTTCCTTGGGCCATCAATGAAAGCGCCGATGGCGTGCTCTCGGTGGCTTATGGCAACGCAGCGCTTGCCGCATCGATTGCCTTGGCGCGTGAGGTGGTCTCGCTGCGCCGCGAATTGAATGAATTGAAAGGAGCCTGATATGGCGCAGCTTACTCAAGGCGGCATTGTTTTTGGTAACGGCCAGCCACTTACCAAAGACCCCATGCGTGTCATCGTTGAAAACCTCGGAACCGGTTTGAATGGGGGTGCTGGCTATTACCCGAACACTACCTCCACCGGGCAGCGATATGTGTGGAGCAACCAATCAGGCATCCCGAACAACGGTCGAGGCGCTCTTTATGGCACTTACTACACCGCCGTTACCTGCGATAAGTACGGTTGCACGTGGACGTATGGTGGTCAGAACGTACTGACGGTTACAAACATCACCGACTCCACCATGAGGATTAACCTCATCTGTGGCGTTTTCTCAACCACCGACGACACGTACAAATACCTCGTCTATTCGGGTGGTTCTCAAGCGAACTCCACTACACACTCGGGCGGTACGTTGATCATTGATTCCGGCAACATCGCTGGCAACAACCAACTGAGAACCACAACGGTGACTCGCGATATTCCCGCGAACTCGAGTGTCTCCTTCTGGCTCTACGCTGGTGTCTTGAACGGCAGTAACCTTGACCAACTTCAGCCTCACATGCGTGCATCATTCAACTCATGGATTTGATATGAAAATCTTCTTCTGCAACAAGGAAACCGGCGTGATCGACGAGATCGTCGTGACCGACGACTCCAACTACGAAGGCCTGCACGATGCAGCGCGGCTTGAATTGCACACGCCGCTGATCGCTGCGGATAACTACCCTGAAGATCGAGTGATCTCAATCTTCAACGTGGAGAGAAATTGCTATCAGCCTTCGGTGAAAGTTGACGGCCAGCTTTCTTCCTCAAACCCAACTCAACCAAGCCCGATCCTGTAATCGTGGCGTGGCGTTACGTCATCTTTGGCGAGGTGGTCAAGCATCGAAAGGCCGTGTGCCAGCCGTGCGGATCAAACCTAGCGGGCGTCTGCATCAAATGCGGATGCCTGATCGCCGCCAAAGTCCATGTCGCTTCCACCAACTGCCCACTCGGCAAATGGGATTCCATTGAAAAGCCTGCGGGCGAGATAGAAAAGACCATCTTATGAACGAGCCAAACATCCACATCGGTTGCGTGTCGAACCTCTTCTCTCGAATGATGCACTTCAAGAAGGCGGGAGATACCGAGGCCGGTCACAGCCACCAGTTTGACCATCTCACGTTGCTCGCCAAAGGTAGGCTGAAGGTGACGGTGGATGGCGTTTCAACCGACTTCACCGCCCCTCACATGATCTTCATCAAGAAAGAGAAGATTCATGCGCTCGAGGCACTCACGGACGAAACGGTGGCTTACTGCATTCACGCGCTTCGCGATAAGGACACGGGGGACATTCTCGATCCCTCAATGATTCCTGATGGCGTGAGTGCGCTTTCGATGGCCGCGCCAATCTGCACTACCCCGAGCGCAGCATGACCCGGAAGATCGTTGCCATCCTTGGCGTGGCCGGTAGTGGCAAGACGCTTGTTGCGAAGCACCTTGTGGAGGCTTACGGCTTCCAGCGCACGCGCTTCGCAGGCCCGCTCAAGAACATGCTCAAGGTGGGGCTGGGCCTCACCGATGAACAGGTCGATGGCAACGCGAAGATGGAGCCGCTGGAGGCCCTTGGCGGGGCCACGCCGCGCCACTTGATGCAGTCACTCGGCCATGAGTGGGGCCGAAGGATGATCCACCCCGATGTGTGGGCGACCGCATGGAAGCGTAACGCTCAGGGACTCGATGGCTTGATCGTGGCCGATGATCTGCGCTACCCCAACGAGGCGCAGGCCGTGCGCGATCTGGGCGGCGTAATCTGGCGCGTGTACCGCCCGGGGCTTGCCACGATGGAACACGGCAGCGAACGCGCTCAGAGCAAGATCACCGAGGACGCGCTGATCAATAACGCCACCAGCATCGCCGATATGATCAAGTCGGTTGATCTTCTCGCGCATCGCCTGATCGCAAGCTGATCACCCATTGCCATGTCTCCGGCCATGAACGACGGCCTTCGGCCCCCGCGCTCTCGAGCAGCCCGGGGGCCGCTTTTTGCCTACCCCTTGAGCACGCTTTTGTGCCGCACAGTGTGCGAGCCTGTATGGATGCCCATGAAAAAACCCCCGACAGGGCCTTCTGTGCGAGGGTTTGTGCGAGTGATGATGCGCTCGCGACGCAGATTGCGCTTTCGGTGATGGCGGTGGAGGTGGGATTCGAACCCACGGAAGTCGTTGAAACTTCGGCGCTTTTCAAGAGCGCTGCCTTAAACCGCTCGGCCACTCCACCGGGGCACTCTCACGGTGATGATACTGCCGGAAGGATTTCAAGACCGTTGGCGGGGTAGTTCAACGGTTTCTTGAGCACCAAACCCCATTGGGGTTCAACAACTTACCTTCGGCCCGGGGTTTTGGCCCGGTCAAAACTGTGCGAGTGTGTGCCGTCATGGGGCTGATACCCCACTCACCGGGATGAGCCTTCTGCGGCCTTTTCGGCCTCATCCCACTCGGTGTTCGCCCCGAACCCCTTGCGGATGTAGTCGAGGTAAATCTCGGTGGTCTTCACCGATGTGTGCCCAAGGTGCCCGGACAGCGCATAGATATCGCCGCCTTGCTCGAGCCAGCGGATTGCGAAGGCGTGGCGCAGCTTGTGGAAGCTGAAGTAGGCCATCGTGCGGCCCGCCGCGCACTCTTCGGCCACAACCTGACGGGCCAGCTTCCCCCAAAGCCCTGCCGCCCCCGTGAAGCCCTCCCCCAGCCCGTGCCAGAAGACAAGCGGCTGGCCGATGCGCCGGGGCTGGGCCGAAAGCGTGGCCGTGGCATCGCCTGCCGGGTTCTTCAGGGCGCAAACCCGGGGCCGGGTGGTCTTGGTATGGAAGAAGCGCACCTCGCCCCGCTCGAGGCGCACATCGCGCCACGTGAGGCCCACGGCCTCCCCTTGCCTGCATCCCGTGTAGGCAGCGAACCGGATCAGGCCCGCAAAGCTGGGGCTGGCATGGCTGGCGACCAGTTCGATCTCGGCCACCGTGGGCACATAGAACGGGGCGCGGGTTTCGGGGATCACGCCCCGATCCCATGCCTTCACCGGGTTCTCATGCCACACCCCGAAGGCAACCGCCGCACGGAACACCTGCGACAGGGCGGTCAGATCGCGCCGTATGGTGGCGTTTGAGGTGGCGGGTACCTTCACCCCTTCCAAGACCAATGTGCCCTTCCTGCGGGCTTTCACGAACTCGCCGATCGCCCGGGTATCGATATCAGCCAGCCGATAGTCGGCGAACATGGCCGAGAGCATCCTGATCGAGCCGAGGTACCGGTCGCGGGTGCTGCCCTTGATGCCCTCCCCGGGCTTGGCCTGCGCGATCACCTCGTTCCAGTTGACCACGGCTTGCTTGAAGGTGGGATGCTCGACCGGTGCCCCCGTCACTTCAGCCTTGAATTCCTCGAAGGCTGCACGCGCCCTTTGCGGATCACGTGTGCGAAGGCTTCGTCGTACTTCCCCGGTGCCCGTAACCCAGAGCCTGCCGTAGGCGACGCCGTTGCGCCAATAGATGCCGTCTTGCTGCATCGCTCTTTCTCCCGAAGTGCGATCCAATCCAGAAAACGGGCTTTACTGATAGCCCACTTGCCCCGGGCGGCGAACTGCACCGCGCCGGGAATCTCGCCTCGGTCGCACATAGCCTGCACGGTTCTCACCGACAGGCCCATGTGCAGGGCCGCTTCCTTGGCCGAGATGCGCTCCACGTTACTCGGGAGCGCTCAGGCCGGGAGCCGTAGATGCGTCCGAGGCAGACTCAGAGGAACCATCCGAGCCACCATCGATGGCCGGGGCTGGCGCAGGAGCCGGATTCAGTTGCTGGTTCACTTGCTGCACCAGCTTGTTGATCAGGCCACCCACACGCTTGAATGGCAGTTCCTCAAGTGCGGCAAAGATCGCATTGGCCTCATCGATCGAGAGATTGTTGAACGAGACGAGAGGCTGAGGGATCGATTGGTTTTGCATAGGTTCTCCTTTGCGGGTTGTTGAAATCAGACGAATGGGGTGAGGTCGGGCGCTTGCCAGCCCTCGGGCTTGCCGATCTTGCCGCCCTCGAGGATCACGGGCTTGCCGTTGACCAGCTTCGCTTCGTTCGAAGCAAGTACGGCCTGATCAGCGCCGTCCTTGTCCATGTGTGCGAAGAATGCAATGCCGTTGCCGGTCACCTCACGGTCGCAGATCGCATCGATTGCATCGGCTCGAAGGCCTTGCGGGATGCTGGCCGTGATCAAGCCCTTCTTGAGCAGGTGGCCCAAGGAATTCAGTTCGCGCACGATGAAGCGCAGGCGATCGTTCACGTTGCCCATGTCGCCGTCATCGAGATCGATGCAGGCCAGAAGCTCCGCTTGCTCTTCAAAATCGCACCCGATCTGGATGGACACGTTTGCCTTGCTGGGCTTCTTGCCGCAGGCGGCGAGCCATGCGGCGGTTCGTTGGAAATTGGTCGTCATGGTTTGAGCATTTCTTGTTCAATGAGGGTCTGCATGGTGCGGATGTAGGCCTGATCCCACATTTCGTGCCGCTCCTGCCGGGTCATGTCCTTGCCCTGATCGAGTTCTCGGTGGCACTCGACGCACAAGGCCGCGCAAAGCGCATCCGACACCTTGATGCCCATGCCCTTGCCGCGATTGCGGTGGGCGGGCTGAGTGCGCCCTGCCGTTCCGCAGTGCTGGCATGGGAGTTCGCACACAAGGCGACGGAAGGCTTCGCTGCGGAACATCAAGAGCAGGTGGTGGTGCAGTTGCTGCCGTAGCAGCACGTGGTGCAGATCGTGGTTCTGCCGTTCACGAAGTAGGTGTTCGTGACGCAGCTTGCCCAGACCATCGATGTGGTGGCCGCAAGCCAAATGGCAATGAGTGCTTTCTTCATGGTGTCTTCTCCGGTTGTGTTGGTATTGGGTGGGCCTACTCGCTGCGTCTGGTGCGCTCCCCCGGGTTCCCCCAGAGGCCAGCATCCGCTTTCGGCCCGAAATCTCATCGTGCCGAGTAGGCTCCGAGCAGCACTGGAATCTCGCCCTTCAGGCTTGCTTCGGCCTGTTCTGCGAACTCGCGTGCCATCTCTTCGTTGTGCTCTTCCTGCTTCACGATCCGCAGGCAGATCGAGGGCTTGTCGCCGCTGGTGAGCACGCTCAGACGCAACACGAAGCTGCGCTCGGCGAACTCGCTATACGGCACGCAGTTGAAGTAGATCGTGGTGGGGATCGGCTCGGCGCTGGTGGCCTGCACGTTCTCGAAGGTGCTGCGGCTTGCGCTCAGAGATTTCTCTTCGCTTTCCAGCTTACGCATCGACTCGATCGTGATCTTGCGGATGGCCGCGATCGCCTTCGGGGGCGTCACGCTCTCCGTGTCCTTGAAGAACAACAGGTGCCCAGCCCAATCCTCGAAGAACTCGGCCACGGTGGTTTGGCTGATGCCGCGACCGTTGGCGTGAGCCTTGAGCGCCTCATAGGCGGCGGTGATCTTAGCCTTGAGCACGGCCTTGTTGTCGGCGTGGCCCGGGGTGGTGGGCGTGCCAAGATTCAGCACCGCATTGGCCGTCATGGCTTCGGCGTCAACGAACACGGCGGCACCTTCTTCGGCGTGCGTCTTCACGTACTGCGCGAAATCAGCCACGGCGCTGGTCACCATCGTGCCCCGGGCACGGCGGCGCTTGGGCATGTAGGCCTCGAGGTCGTGAAGCCGGAAGTGCTCGGGCAGCGCAGCCGCGCCTTCTGAGTTCAAGGCGTGCGTGATTGCCTCATCGGCTTGTTGAATAGATGCGCCTTCTGCCAGCGCATCAATCGCTTCTTTGTCGAACATGGTGGTGTCTTTCTATCGATTGGTGGTGCTTAGGCTTCGGTGCTCTCGCCCTTGGTGGCGAACATCTGAAGCTGGTTCTCTTGGGTGATCGACAACTTGCCGAACTTGCCAACGTGCATCGGGGTGCTGCGCTTTTCTTTCTCGCTGGCCTCGCCGTCCATCGTGGGGCGGGTGAACTTCAGCGTGTGGCCGCAGTGGACTTGCGAGGTGCCGGGAATCTTGGTGAGGCTGAACTCGATCGTCACCTTGCCCATGCGCTCGTTGTCCACGACCGATGCGGCCACGGTAGAGAGGGCGATGGACAACTTGCGCTCGAAGACGCCGCCATCGAGTTCACTGATGAACTCGGACACATCGGTGGCCGCAGCCGGGGATTGGTAGGTCATGGTTTTCTCCTGTGGTTAGAAATTCATTTGTTCGTGCATCCGCTGCTTCAACAGGTAGCCCTCGAGCGCCCACAACTTGTCGAAGGCGTTGTCGTAGGCGATCGATTCGCCGATCTCCTTGTTGAAGTTGGCCGGGTCGGCACAGGCCGATTCGCCGGTCACGGTGAAGCCGTTCTCCACGGTGATCACGCAGACGGTGAGCGTGGTTTCGGGCAACTGGTGGTAAGCCACCTTGGTGATCTTGGTGGTGATGCCGTCCTTGGTAACTCGGTTCATGTGGCGCTCCAAAGTTGGACGGCAAACTGCCAGCCAAGGCCGAGCGCGAACCCAAAGGTGGCGACGATCACGATGTAAACGCCCACCGCCGTGACGGCAGTGAGGCAAATACCGATGAACGCCACAATCATCTCTAAGAGGTCTTTCATTTGTCCGTCCTGAAAAATTTGTCGATGCGTTTGCATAGGCGGGCATCGGTGAGTTTTGCTCTTGCTTCCTTGAGCAGACCCACCAACGTAGCGATCTGATCGGGGACGGCCCCGGGCAGTTCTCGGAAGGGCTTCGTTGCCTCTTCTTCGTCATCAAAGAGCGATCGCTGGGCCGAGCCGATGTGCTTTGTGAAGCAGACCGGCCCCATCCCGTTGATCACGCTCTCAGGGTTCGTGATCTTTCGGTTGCACCGTGTGCAGCGATCAGTGAGCGCTGCCATTGGTGGGGTTCTTTCGCATGAAGGCTCGCAACAGCACATCGGGCTTTGGCACCCGATTGCGATCGCGTGACCGTCGTGCTTTCTCCGCATTGCTCATGCGGGGGCGGGGTGCATCCTCGCCCTCACCGATCACGAACACGGGGAAGTACGGGCCGTTCTTGCCCCGGTTCCAGTGGTCGATGTGGATCATGGTCTTGCCGTGCAGGTAGTACAGGTAGCGACGCGCTTCCTTCTCCGAGAGGTGGGCCACCTTCGCTGCCGTGAACACATCGATCTCTTGTCCAGAGTTCAAGGCGGTCATGAGCAGACGCATGTGGCTGGTGTCCTCGCGGCGAATTGGCATTACGTCCTTTCGATCAATCGCTTGCGCTCGAGCATCGCGGCAGCGCCGAGATAGGCCTCTTCGGCCACGCGATCCCAATCAATGATGGCGACGCCGTTTATCAAGTCGCCCATCACAGAGAGCGCGAACTGATCGAGGACGGTGAGGCCACCGTGAGGGAACGATGCAACGCATTGCCCATTGCCGCCGTACACCATTTCGGCCACGGGAGCGATGAAGCCGCCCGTGCGCCTTTCGAACTCGGTGCGTGACGCTTCGCCGCTCACTTCAGCCTCGCAGGGGTGAGCCTGTGACGCCTGCTTCTTCGCAGAAGCGACCGATCGTGCGTGCCCACTCTTCGCGCCGTGCGTGACGAGCGGCATAGGTGCGGCAGTTCTCGAGGGCGGCGGTCAGCTTGTCGATCTTTGCTTGGGCTTCGGTAAGTGCTTCAACGCCGATCTCGAGGCCGGTCACTGCGGCGGCGAGTGCGACGTTCGTGAGTTCCTCGGGAACGCTCGCAACGGCTTGGGCCGTGGCCTCTTCCACGCGAACGATCACATCCTCGGTGGCGCTGGATTGCGGCGCATCGCTGGCCTGTGTCACCGCATCGGTGATCTGATCGCTCACGGTCTGCGGGGCGGCTTCAACGGCGGCTTCTGCCGGGGCTTGGGTGTTCTCTTCGGTCATTGCATCTCCTTGGTGGTGGCTTTGGTTGCACGAAGCACGCGCTGAGAGCGGCCTGATTGCCCCTCCCGGCGATCGCCAGTTGCTTCGATGTAGCCCTTGTCGATCAGGGCCTTGTACCGAGCGGTGACGCTCGAGTAAGGGAGGTGGGGGAACAGCGCTCGAACTTCGTCGCTGATGCAACCCATGTCACCGAAGCTGCGGATCGCTTCGTAAACGAGCGCTTCCAGCTTTGCGGAATCCACCGCTTGCGCGGCTTCGTGGCTGGTGTCGGGATCATCCCGGCGAACCAGCTTGTTCCAGATCGAGCCGAACGTAGGCTTCGGGGCTTGGGGTTGCATGGCGGGCCTCAGAACGGGATGTCGTCGTCCATGTCCGCAAAGCCGCCTGCGGGGGCCTGCGGTGCGGCTTGTGGGCGTGGCTGGCGCTGGGGCGCTGCCTGCGGGGCTTGACCGCCTTGCTGGCCGTCACGTGCGCGGACTTCGAAGCGCGACAGCACGATCGAATCCTTGTTATCCGGGTTGGGCACGCCTGCGGGGTTGAACGTGCGAAGCAGGGTCATGAACTCCGAGCCGTCGTCCTTCTGCCAGATCGCTCCAACGTTCACGTAACGGCCTTTGGTGTCGCCGTTGTTGTCGGTGTAGCTGCCCGTTTTCACGGCCAGATCGTGTGTCTTCCTAGTTCCCATTGGGTTCACTCCTGATTTGCATGAGTTCTTCGGCGGATACGCCCATGAACTCGGCTGATTTGACGATCATGTCGGCACGCATCATTCGCGCACCGGCTTCATGCCATCGAACGGTGTTGACTGAGCACTCCAGCTTTGCAGCCAGATCGCGCAGCCACACCTTTTGACGGCGGCGCACGGCGCGAAACTGTTCGCCGAGCGCCATCTCCACTTCACCCTTGGGCTGAGGCTTGGTTGCCATCGGTGGTCTCTCCTGCGGTGGTTCCTTCGGCTTTCGCGTCGGGGGTTGCGGGAGGCGCATCGGTGGCGAACGCATCGAGAGCCGAGCGGGCGCTGGGCGCTCGCTTCAGCGGCGACACCTTCGCTGCCGGTGTTGCCTCCACGGGGGTGTCTTGCGCTTCCTCGGCGATGCTGAGGCCGCGCAAAACGTCGGCGAACCCGGCTCGCAGCGTCCACGCACGGGCACGCATCTGAAGCATTCGGGTTCGGTATTGCTGCCACGGGCCGCTTTTGCCGAGCAAGTCGGCTTTGGCGGCGTCGTCCAACGTGAACTGCGAGATGAACGGGGTGGGCACGCCCTTGCGCTTGGCCGCGCACTGGTAGCCCGTGATCCGCTGCTTTTCATCGAAGAGCGGCAGTTCCTTGAAATCCTCGAGCATCCCCGAGGCCTGCACGATGGCGAGAGCGCCGTCGCCCCAGATTGAAGGCGTGCCGTTGATCACCGCGATCGATTGCAGAGCCGCGATCGGGGTGAGGCCCACCTCGAGGCCGTGCATGATGCCGAGCAGAATCTTGTTCTCGTCGAAGCCGAGGTCTGCACGCTTCACATCGATCAGGTAGGACTTCGGTGCCCACTTCGCCATCGCGATCACCTTGGCGAGGCGAAACGCTTCTTCGATGTTCTGGGGCACGATGGCCTTGGCGAAGCCACCCGTGGTGAGGGCGGCTTTCTTCGGGGCTTCAGCGACGGGTGCGAGCGGCGACATGGTGGCTTCCTGCGCGGCGAATCCGGGTTGAACGGTGGTGGCTTCTGCGGTGGTGGTTTGAGTTGCTGTCTCGGTCATGCTTTCTCCCGGGTGATGGTCAATGCGCCGCGATAGGTGAGTGCCTTGACGACGTAGGCTTCCACCTGCCGCTCCTTGCGATTGATCACCGGCCATGAGATGCGGTAGCCCGGGGCGTTGGCCTTGGAGGCCTCCCCCATCGAGAGCGCGATCTGGCCCTTCATGGTTTCGAAGGCGGTTTCGAGTCGCTCGAAGTGCTTCTTCCAGCGCAGGTAGCGAGAAAGCAGAACCGGCAGGGCATCCATGCCGGTGAGATCGGCAACGAGGGCCTTGTCGCCCTCGGCATAGGCCTTCGCCACGGCTTTGTAGTCGGCCACGGCTACCGGGGGGATACCGGCCCGCACGTTGACCCAGAAGGCCTCGATCGCCTCGGCGATCTTTTCCTGTGTGGGTTCGTGCCGCTCGATGCGACCGCGCTTGAGTTCGTTGCCACCCACGCACGCCACGATCCAGCCGTGGTCGGCCTCGACCGCGCCGATCTGGTGTTGCAGTTGGATGTTGATGTGGATCGGGGGCGTGATGATTTCCTCGCCCTCGGACACCCACTCGCGCTGAAAGATCAACCAGTCAACGTTCTTGAACTCCACGGGCGTGCCGGACTCGCCGTCGCCGTGAACCTCATAGTCGAGGCTCGCGCCCCACCCATCGATCTCTTCGTGTGCGGTGTAGCGGCGCACCTTCCGCAGCTTCATGGCCCACTTCTTCGTGGCCCATTGGGCGAGCGCAGGCTCGAGGAAGGTGCCAGCGTCGATGCGCTCCGAGGAAAAATCCTCGGGCATGACGATGCCAGCTTTGGCGTTGTAGAGAGCCATGCCCGTGGAATACGGGCTGAGGCATTCCAGCACCATCGCCCCGGGCGGGGCGTCGTACATGTGCCGGATTACTTCGGAACCGTCGGGCAGTTGCCAACGGTAGAAGAGCGCGGCGACTTCAGAGCCGCCGATGAATCGCTCACGAACTGAGTGCCATTCGGCCTCGTTTTGAATTGGGATGCTTGCCACGATGCGTTTTCTCCATGTCAGTATTGACAGGAGCCACTATATCATCGTGGTGATACCCTCCAAGCGCTTTTTGTTCTTTCGGTGATACTTTCTCCGTCTAAATTATCACCGTTTCAAGCTGGAATCGTGATCTGTGCGATCGAGATGATCAGGTGCGCGGCTTGCACTTGGGCCTGCTCCATTGGGCTGGCCGTCCACGAAAGCAGCGTGTAGAGGCCCGGGTTCTGGCCCCTGCGAATCTCCCGAATCAGGCGCTGGCCCCCGGCCACCTGCACCACGCACAACTTGCCGATCAGCGCCTCGGGGTCTCGAGGCTCGGCTTCGAAGTACACCAGCCACCCATCCGGTACCGGATGCAGGCCATCACCATCGATGCGAGCGGCAACGACTTCCACTTCCGCAGGCACCCCCGCAGGGCGCTGCACTTGCATGGGCCGATCCATCGAAAAAAGCCTCCCGTACACCCCCACCGTGTACGGAACAAGGACAGGGGCATCGTTTCTGTGGTTGGTCTTCTCCCCCGAGAGAATCTCGTCCACCGAAGCCCCTGCCGCTTTGGCGAGGCGCTCGAGCGTGTCGCTCGAGAGGCTCAGAGATTTCCCCGAGAGGAAGTTGTAGATCGTGCTACTGCGAAGGCCTGCGGCCTGCGCCCACGGATGCGGTTTCAGCCCACGCACCTCCATGAAGTGCTTGAAGGCCGCAACCTTGGCCGTGTCCTTGGAAGTTGCCATGCTCTCATTCCCTGTGACAATACAGTGGTTATTTCTCCGACGCTCCGCCACCACAAAACACTCACATCTCGGTTGCACGCTAATGATGTTTCACGCCGCCGCCACCTCGAAGTCAAAGTTTGGAAACAAACGGGTCTCGCTCGACGGGATGAACTTCGCCAGCAAGCGAGAAGCATCGAGATACGCTGAATTGAAGCTGCTTCAGCGCATCGGCGAGATCGTGGAGTTGGAGTGCCAGCCCCGCTACCCGCTCACGCTGAACGGTGTGAAATTGGCGACCTACGTCGCCGACTTCAGGTACCGGCTTGTCGCTTCCGGTGAGGTCGTGGTGGAGGATGTGAAGAGCAAACCCACCATCACCGATGTGTATCGGCTCAAGAAGAAGTTGATGCTGGCCTTGCACGGCATCTCATTGAAAGAGGTGTTCTGACGCAGATCACCCCACTTTCTGCCCATGAAAGTGGTCGCCATTCTCATTCCGGTGATACAGTCCGCACCTCGGGCATGACACCGATCACGCCGCTGGCGATACTGGAAAGTATCGCGGCCATGATACGTGAGCATCCCCAGAAAGAGTAAGCGCTTGTTGCGTCCCATGCAGCAAGCGAACAGTTTCACCGGGCTAGGCGGGGATTGATCCCCCCGCCGAAGAGCGAACCTCCCGCCTGCCCGGTGAACCCCTTGTGGAGGCTTGGGAGGTTGCTATGCAATCACATCCACTGGCTTATCGAGCCAGTTCTCATTCCATGCTTTCGCGGCACAAGCCGCCAAGGGGGGCCGCTTGATGGCAAACCCTTGGTTCCGGCTCTACGCCGAGTTCGCGCATGACCCGAAGGTACAGATGCTCTCCGAGACGATGCAGCGCCGCTACATCATGCTCATGTGCCTTCGTTGCAGTAACGTTCTTGAAACGTTACAAGAAACAGAGATCGCGTTCTACCTCCGCATCACCGATGAACAGTTGGCCGAAATGAAGGCCCTCTTCATCGCTCGCGGGTTCATCGACCAGCATTGGAATCTGGCGAATTGGGACAAGCGGCAGTTTGCCTCGGACTCAAGCGCGGCGCGGGTTGCAAGGCATCGCGCCAAGAAAAGGGACACCGGAAACGCCGATGTAACGTTACAGCAACGGCAAAGTAACGCCCCAGATACAGATACAGATACAGATACAGAAGAGAAAGACTTGCCCGATCGCCCACCTTCGGATGGACGATCGAAGGTGAGTTCGAAGAAGCCCGGTGCAAAGCTGCCGAAGGGCTTCGAGGTGTTCTGGGCAGCTTACCCCCGGAAGGAGGGCAAGCTCGCCGCCGCCAAGGCCTTCGAGCGGGCCGTGAAGCTGGTGGAGCACCCTCACCCCACCGAAGCGCTCGCCGAGGCCGCTCAGGCCTTCGCCAAGGCGTGCGTTGGGAAAGACCCTCAGTACATCGCCCACCCGACCACGTGGCTCAACCAAGGCCGCTGGGCCGATGTGCCCACCACACCCTCCGACCCCCGGCAACAGGCGCTTGCCTCGGGCATGTGGAACGGACGGCCCCTCACCGCGACCGAGCGCTACATGCTCGAGAACAACCCCTCATACCTGCCGATGGCAGCGGGGGGTGGGTGATGGCCGATCTCACGACGCGCTTTCGGGAACTCGGCATCGATGTGCCGCTCACCCCGGGCAATCACTACGGCTTGTGCCCTCAGTGCAGCGATTCGCGCAAGGGCTTGAACCGACGAAAGAAGTGCCTTTCGGTGGCCGTTGGCCCCACAAGGATTACATCGGGAATTTTGGAAGCTGGGGAAGGGGTTTGGAACTGCCTTCATTGCGGCTGGCATGGAGGTTTTGGGAATGGAAACAACACAACTCACGGAAGCGCTGGCTTCAAAGCTGGAAGAGCGGGGAATCGACAGGGAACTGGCTTCGGAAAAGGGCCTGCACGCCCTCCGAAACGGTTCTGGTAACGACGCGCTGGTCATCCCCTTCTTTCGCGAAGGGAAGGTGGTCAATCGCAAGTTCCGCACCCTTGGGGCCGAGAAGAAGTTCTGGCAGGACAAGGGCGGCATCAAGTGCGTGTGGAACGAGGACATTCTTCGGGATGAATCCCTCTTCGGCACGCCGCTGATCATCACCGAGGGCGAGATCGACGCCCTCACCGCGATTCAGTGCGGCTTCACCCGTACCGTGAGCGTGCCGGACGGGGCACCCGCCGAGATCATCGTGGATGAGAACTCGGTGAAGTACAGCTTCCTCGACGGGGCCAAGGGCCTTTTCGCGGTCGACCGGGTGCCCGAGATCATCCTCGCCGTCGATGGCGACGATGCGGGCGCTAACCTGCTTCACGACCTGAGCATCCGGCTGGGCAAGTACCGGTGCAAGTTCCTCACCTACCCCATGCACCCCGATGGCTCAAAGCGCCTGAAGGACTTGAACGAGGTGCTTCACCATTACGGGCAGGCGGGCGTGAAGAAGACGCTCGAGCGGGCCGCATGGATGAAGGTCGATGGCATCTACCGCATGAGCGAGTTGCCTCCCGTGGCGCACGCCCCGATCTACGACATTGGGATGCCGGTGTTTCGCGATCACTACAAGGCCCGGCTGGGCGACATGGCCGTGTGGACGGGCATTCCCTCGCACGGCAAGTCCTCGCTGGTGAACGATGTGTGCTGCCGACTGGTGGAGTACCACGGCCTGAACGTGGCCTTCGCGTCGTTCGAGCAATCACCCCAGCGCGATCACAAGCGCAACCTGCGGACATGGAAGTGCGGCAGGCCCGTCCAGCATTGCACCGTCGATGAACTGAAGGCGGCTGATCGCTGGATCGACCAGCACTTCACGTTCATGGTGCCCAGCGAAGACGACGATGTGAGCCTCGATTGGGTGCTCGATCGCATGGAAGCCGCCGTGATTCAGCACGGTTGCAAGGTGGTAGTGATCGACCCGTGGAACGAGATGGATCACAACAAGGGCCAAGGCGAGAGCCTCACCGAATACGTGGGCCGCGCCATCAAGACGCTCAAGCGCTTCGCTCGAAAGCTCATGATTCACCTGATCGTTGTGGCTCACCCGGCCAAGCCCCAGAAGGATGAGAAGGGCAACTACCGTGTGCCCACCTTGTACGACATTTCCGATTCGGCTCACTGGTACAACAAGGCCGATCTCGGGGTGGTGGTTCACCGTGAGAGCGACAACCTCACGCTGATCAAGGTGGCGAAGAGCCGCTACCACGATGAGATCGGCGTCCCCGGCGAGTTCCTTGCTCGCTTCCACTTTGAAGCTCGACGCTTCGAGCCGCTGGTGGCCGGGAAAGACTGAGGCGAAAAAAAAGCAGGCTCATGGGGAGAGCCTGCTTTCTTGGTGCCCGCCGTGGCGGGCGGGTGCTTCAGTAGAGATCGCGCATCGCGGGCGATCGGCGATTGCCGGTGATCACGTTCTGAAGTCGGTACATGATGCCCCAGACCGAAGCGTAAGCGTTGTGCAGGCCGTCGTCCTCCACCTCGTTCTTGAAGTTGGGGTAGTCGATCGTCGCGGCTTGGATCATCAAGGCGTCGGCCACATCGGTGCGCTTCACTCGAGCGCGGAACATGTAGTCGGTGTTGCGGTTCACCACGACCTTGGCGTGAGGGAACACTCGCTCGATATCGCCACGGCGGCGTGCGCGAACGAGCAATTCGTCCTCGGCGCAGTCCTTGTGAACGATCGACAGAAAGCTATCAGTAAGGCAAATCCACATGTTTTTCTCCTTCAGCGCTTGGTGCGCTTGGCTTGTTTGAGTTTGTTCATCTCGGCCTGAGCACGCTCATAGGCCGATGGCTGCACCCGTGGGGCGGGCGCTGGCGCAGGTTCCTGCGCTTGTTGTTGGCGGGCCTTGAAGGCCTCGCGCTCTGCGGGCGGCACCGGGCCGATTTCCTTGTCTCCCTCGATGGCCCACACGATCTTCGTGCCGGGAAAGAGAGAGTTCCAGTAGTCGGCTTCGGCGGTCACCGTTGGGAAGTCGGCACGCACTTGCTGGCGCTTGCGCTCGCGCTCTTCAGCGCGTCGCTTGGCCTCTTGCTCGGCTCGCTCGATATCGTCATTGAAGACCGGTGTCGGGTACTGCTTCACTTCTTCTTTCGAATGGTGATGGCCTTGCCGATCGTCTTGCCTTGCGCCACGGCCTGAGCCATGCCTTGCGAAACCTTGTCGCTTTGCGTTGGCTTGGCGAACATGCTCGGGCCGCGATCACGCCAGTTGAAGGCGTTGTCGGTGCTCTTGCGAGTGCCGTCGGGCCACTTGCTCATGCTGCCTCCCTCATGCCTGCGATCGCGCCCTTGATGCCCACCAGAAGGCTATCGGGCAGCGCGAACTCGGTGCCGATCTGCCGCCACAGGTGCAGGCACCGTGGGTGGTTGTTCACGTACTCGCTGGCAGGCGGGTGGAACTGCACCACACAATCCTCGGCATCCCAGAACATGTCTTTGATCTGGCACATCTCATCCCACAGGGGGCAGCGATCCTTGCGGCTCACGCTCACGTGCTCCCACCCGAAGGCGTCGCTCGCAATCACGAACACTTGTTGGCCGTACTTCAGGGGCACCACGAAGGCTCCGTTGTTGCCGAAGGATTCGTCGCTCGCCATGCGGCCTTCGCGAACCCGGTACTTGTTGGGGACTCGAAAGCTCATGCGACCCACCTCTGTTCAACCGGGCACCACATGACGGGCACCGCATTCGACACGATGTGACCGGGAACTACATCATCGATTGGATCGCCGAGTTGGTAGTGCAGGCGGTCATCGATCGCGATCAGTTCCTCATGGGGGAGCAGTTCGACCGTCACCCTGCGATGGCGCTTGAGCGTCGCCACTTCATCCTTGATCACTTTCATGCGGCCACCTTGTCCAACACGGCCCCGGCGATGGCTTCCATCTTCAGGCGCTGATCTTGGAAGTCCAGCTTGCGAGCGGCGGCGCTGATGCCTTGGGCGAAGTCCCAGAGGCTCTCGGGCGCTTTCTGCTCTTCCACGATCGAGGTGTCGATGATGTTCTTGGCCGCTTTCTGGCTGAAGCCCAGCTTGCCGAGGAACTCGAGGCGATCTTCGTCGGTCTTGGCTGCAATCGCCTTCTTGGCAGCGGCCACGCCCTTCACGACCTTGTCGGTGGAACCGCCTGCGAACTCCACCAGCGCAGGCTCGGCCTCCACCTCGAAGCGCTCGGGGGCCATCGCGGTGTGTTTGAACACGATCTCGTTGAAGCCTTCCACGCCCCAGAGGTTGCGGTTCTGGCACACGCCGCGCAGGTACATCGAGGCGAAGCCGTAGGTGCGCGAACCCACCTCCGAGTTCCACACGTAGAAGCCCCGGAACATGAGGTCGGGTTGGCCGTTCGCCAGCTTGCCCACCTCGATCGGATTCAGGTCGTCAACGAGGAAGATGAACAGATCGCGGTCGCTGGCGTAGAGCGTGGTGTTCTCGCGGGTGATATCGACGTTGGGGTTGTAGCTCACGCCGAACTTGTTGCCCCACTCGATCACCCCGGGCACCTTCCAGCGGGTGTCGCCCGTGCCGTTGCCTGCCACGTTGATCACTGCGTCGGCCACATCGCGGTCGAGGATTCGCCCGTACTTGGTGGAGGTGATGCCGCGCAGGCTGGTGGAGCCGTTCTCGCGAACGTAGGCCTGCACCGGCTTGGCATCGGCCACCTTCAGGCCGTAGTTCAGATTCAGCGCAGCCAGAGGCCCGGGCAATTCGCGCAGGTAGCTGGCAGGGGCACCGGCCACCCGGGCGATCTGATCGAACCCCCAATGGGTTGGCTCGAGGTCGGCGCAGCCCTCCATGCCGATTCGCAGGATCGAGGGGTTGGCGGCGTCGTAGCTGGCGACGATCTCCTGCGGCAGCACATCGATCGTGCGGCTTTGGGCGGCGTACTCGGCCACCTTGCCGCGCAGTTCGCTGAGGCTGAGGAACTTCTGATCGTCGGGGCGGCTGGCCCATTGGGCGCTCACTGCACCGACCATCTGGCCCTTGGTGTGATCAATTACGTGGGTCATTGCGTTTTCTCCGGTTGGTTATCAAGTTGATCGAAACTACTTTTGGAAAAGTGATTCGATGGCTTGACTGTATCACCGTTGTGAGAATCAGCAAGAGGAAAAAGCAAAAAAGACGGAAAAAGTCGGGTTTTCATCATTCCCGTGAGCATTTGTTCACCCGGGCGCTGCTTTCGCCGATACGATCACGGCATGGTGAATCCGTTGCCTCTCCGGGCTTGCGGCTTCGCTTAGGCCACCGGGCGTCAATGCGTTTTCTCCCAAACCTCCCCGCTCGGTGGCCCCCCTTGGGGCAGTTCAAGTCGTATGCGCCCACGTGGCGCTTTTTTTTCGCCCAGAGAAAGCCATGCAACAACTCGCCGTCACCTACCGGGCCGTCGCCGCCCTTGTGCCTTACGCACAGAACTCGCGCACCCACTCCGACCTTCAGATCGCCCAGATCGCCGCCGCGATCAAGGAATGGGGCTGGACGAACCCGATCCTGTGCGACGAGGCGGGCGAGATCATTGCGGGCCACGGGCGGCTCATGGCGGCTCAGAAGCTCGGCTTGGCCGAGGTGCCCACCATCACGATCGAGGGCCTCACGCCCGAGCAACGCCGTGCGCTGGTGATCGCCGACAACAAGCTCGCCGAGAACGCTGGCTGGGACATGAACCTGCTTCGCCTCGAGTTGGCCGATCTCAACATGGCGAACTTCGATCTCGGCCTCATCGGCTTTTCCGTCGATGAACTGGACAAGTTGCTTGCCCCGCTCGGCACCGACGGCAACACCGATCCCGATGATGTGCCCCCCACCCCGGACTTTCCCGTGGCCGTGGCGGGCGATGTGTGGGTGCTGGGCCGTCACCGGCTGGTGTGCGGCGACTCAACCAGCGTGGATGCCGTGAACAAGGCCTTGAACGGGGTGAAGCCTCACCTGATGGTGACCGACCCCCCGTATGGCGTGGAGTACGACCCGGATTGGCGCTCGAAGGCGCTCAAGGACGGCGCAAAGCGTGCCGAGGGCAAGGTGCAGAACGACGACCGGGCCGATTGGCGTGAGGCGTGGGCGCTGTTCCCCGGGGATGTGGCCTATGTGTGGCACGGCATGATCCACGCGCACACGGTTGCCGACAGCCTGATCGCAGCCGGGTTCAAGATTCGCGCCCAGATCGTGTGGGCCAAGAGCCGCATGGTGCTCTCCCGGGGCCACTATCACCCGCAGCACGAATCGGCATGGTACGTGGTGCGCGACGGCGCAACCGGGCATTGGGCGGGCGATCGCTCGCAGACGACCGTGTGGCAGATCGATCACGCCAAGAGCGACACCGGCCACGGCACCCAGAAGCCGGTCGACGCCATGAAGCGCCCGATCGAGAACAACTCAAGCCCCGGCCATGCCATCTATGAGCCGTTCTCCGGCTCCGGCACCACGATCATTGCGTGCGAAATGACGGGCCGCACGTGCCACGCCATCGAACTCGAGCCAGCTTACGTCGATGTGGGGGTGCTGCGCTGGCAGGCCTTCACCGGCCAGCACGCGATCCTCGAGGCCGACGGGCGCACCTTCACCGAGGTCATGGGCGAGCGTGCCCCGGGCAAGCTGGTGGGCAACGAGCAGGGCAAGCAGGACAAGAAGCAAGCCAAGGCCAAGAAGGCCAAGGCCTCAAAGGACAGTGACGCCCGGGGCGCGTGACCGAATCCGCGCCGTGGTAAGCCGGATCATCTGATCGTAGGTGGCCCGGGCCACGCTCTGCCGTTGCAGGTCGTGGTAGTCGAACACATCGCGGAACGCCTGCAACCCGGGGCCGGTGGTGCCCATCTTGCCGGTGCGCTCGAACCGACGAGCCGCCTCGATGAGGTGGTGCTCACAGCGCTCGCAGGCCTCGAGGGCCTCGGGGCCGATGCCTTCCTTCGCCATCGTCTCGCATAGCCCGTGCATGGCGTTTACGTCGTGCCACTCCTGCAACCCGGCGCTGCCGGTGCGGAAGGACTCGATCGCAGCCAGTTCACGCAGGCGCAGGGGAGCGAGCAGTGCCTCGGGAACGTAGGCCGCGCCCTCGATCGCGTGCTGCACTGGATTCAGCAAGCCCCAGACCTTGCGACGGGTGCGCTTCCTCATGGAGCCTCCATGATCTTGGCCTGCACCATCGCCGCCTTCAGGCCAGCAAGGCCCCCGACGCGCTGATCGTTGAAGTAAATCTGGGGCATTTGCCGAACGCCCGGGTTCTCCAAAACAAACGCCGCCAGCTTCTCGGGATCATCGAGGCTGATGGAAATGTGACGCAGCTTGTACCGCTCGAGCAGGCGCTTGGCCTCGATGCAGTTGGGGCAGTTGGTCTTTGTGTAGATCGTGATGTTCATGCGGTTCCTTTCGCGTTTCTGACTGGTTTCGTCACTTCGTGCATCTCCCACCCGAGGCTGAAATAGTTCCAGCGCACAGACAGGTTCAGGTTGGTGTACTTGCCGTTCTTCATGGTGAAGTCGGTGTGGCCCTTGGCCCGCATGATGGCCTCGAACACTTGTTGCGCCTTGCTCATGCGGTGGCCTTTCGCTTGGGTTGACCGGGTTCCTCCGCGCTGGGCACCGAGTGAAACTCCACGAAGATCAGCGCCTTGATTTTGCCCTTGCGCTTCAGGATCGCTTCGTACTTGAACACCCGCTCGGCCTTCTGCTTCTCGTCCTGATCCCACCAGATCAGGTACTGGTCGAACAGGCGCTTGGCGATCGCCGTGTCGAGGTGCCCCTTCATCTTCAGGGGCTGGGCCTCTCCGGCCCGCTGAATCCAGATTGATGCCATGACGTTCTCCTTCAGTGCGTGGCGAGAGATTGCACGGGCGAATCGACCGTGACCGGGGTGGCGTAGCTGAGAAGCAGCTTCGAGGCCTCGGTGATGCACAAGCCTCGATCTTGCGGCTGGGTGAAATCACAGCAGGTCATGGCGAGGGCGTACACCGTCGCCTCGATTGTCTCCGCGCCGTTCAGGTTCAGTTCTTCGCCCAACTGCGTGGCGATCTTGGAGAGCGCGATCGCGAGGTGGGCTTGCTTGCTTCGGTTATCAACTTGCATGGTTCTACTTTCGGAAAATTAGCTTTGAGCCTTGGAGATCGTGTCCTTGAGCCGCATCACGAACTCATGCTCCGGCCATAGGTTGTGTTCAACGAACTGCGTGGCTTCTTTCAGCATCGCGAACATCTCCGGCGCAAGGGCCAGCAAGAGTGCGTTTGCTTCGTACTCGGCAACGCTCTGAGCCGTGGCGGGAACGCACACACGTGCGATCCGCTCTTTGCCTGCGCTGATGTAAATGTCCTTGAGGATCGTGGACTTCGATACCCGGGTGACCGTCCACGGCCCGGGCGTGTGCTTCCCGGTCATGCGGCACCGTCCATCGAGTTGTCGTGAAACATGGAAATCTGAGTGCAGAGCCTGATCAGTTGATCGGCGGCTCGAGCCTCATCCTTGCTCAGTTCGGCAAGGTTCCCATCGATCTCGTCCAAGGCATCCCCGCAGTCGCGCAGCGCGATCAGGGTGTTTTGGAACCGGCAGTAGCTCATGTTGCTCATGCGGCACCGCCTTTCACTTGGGCGGTCGCCGCCTGCCATGCACGCCACGCCACCCGGGTGGTTTCGCTGATGTAGCCCTTGCGGGTACGCACCACGCACGCCGATGTGTGGCTGGTCGTGAACCACGCTTCGAAAAGCGTGCGCGAATCTGAATGAGGGGCCTTGTAGATCATGCGGCACCTGCCTTCTTCAGGAGGTGGCTGATCAGGGCATCCCGGTACCCGCGCAGGGCCTTCGCATAGGTGTTCACGCCGCTGATCTCGATGGCCTCGAGCGCCTCGAGGTTGCCCTCCAAGGCCAGCTTGTGCAGCCGGTCGGCGTGCCGGTTGTAGGTGTAGTTCGACTCGGATGCGAACTCGAGGGGCAGGATGGTGCCCGCCTCGAGGCCTTCCAGCACCGGGGTGAGCATCGACTTGCGCCCGCGCTTCTTCGCAAAGGCCTTCTTCGCATCGGCCACGCCCCGGGCGATCCCGAGGATGAAAGCCTCGAGGGCCGGTGTCACTTCGTGCGCTTCTACTTTCTCAAAAGTAGCGGCAGGCACCTTTTGGTACACATCCAGCGCAGTAGTGCTCTTCTTCACCTCAGAGAGGGAATCAAACCCTCGCACCCCGCAGCCGGGATCGAGGTAGAAGCACCAAGGCTCATGCAGGGTCACGATCCAGTTGCCGGGTTCATCGGTGTCGATGCTGGCGATCCAAGGGCGGGTCTCGATCAGCTTGCCCAGCGCTTTGTCGGTGGCGGCGAAGTTCATGCTGCCTCCGCGAACAGGGCGTGGAAGCCGCGCATCACCATTCGGTAAGCGCCGTGGTCGTTCATCTCGAACTCCACGCATTCCTCATCGCGCTCGAGGGCATCACCCAGCGCCATGAGCGATTCGGGGTTGATCCGCTCATACCCCATGCCGGTCACAAGGTTCTCGACCCGGCTCAGTGCCCGGGCCATCGGGGTTTCGTTCGTTTTCGTTTGCATTGCGTTTTCTCCTGTTTCTCTGTGATTCCGTATCACAGTGGTGATATTACACCGTCGAAATGAGAAAGTGTCAATAGGCTGATAACACGATAATGAGAGCCTATGAAAGCCACCCCACAGAAAGCCCCCGCGAAAGCCATCAAGGCCCCAGCGAAGAAAGCCGCGAAGCCCGCAAACCCTGCCGGTGCGATCGCACCCCTTCCGCCCCATCTTTCCCCATTGAAAAAAAGGGGCGGGGTGCCAGCACACGTGCCCACCGATCAAACCCGATCGCTTGTGGCCCTGTGCATGTTCGCCAACATGACCCACGAACAGGCCGCAGCCGTGGTGGGCATCTCTGAGCCGACGCTGAGGAAGCACTACGAAGCCGAACTCGCCCACGGCAAGTCGAAGATGCTGGCCCGGGTGGTGAACAACCTGTACTCGAACGCCACCCAGACCCGGGACATGAAGGCCGCGAACACCGCCGCGATCTTCATCCTCAAGCAACACGGCTGGCGCGACGACGGCCTGAATGCTCAGGTGCAGGCCAAGCAAACGGCCAACGACGGCACCGAACAGGTGGTCACGTTCACCCTGAAGATCGGGGAGCGCGGTGAGGGCTGAGTACGTTCGCCCGTGGCTCTACCCCCGGCAACGGGAGGCGATCTTCGATTGCGTGGATATCGAGGGCAAGCCTGCCCGTTACGCGCTGATCGAGGCCTCCACCAAGGCGGGCAAAACCGTGGGGTGCATGGCGTGGCTCATGGAGCAGGCCTTCATTCATGGCCGTCCGGGGCGCAACTACTGGTGGGTGGCCCCTGTGTACCCACAGGCGAAGATCGCCTTCCGACGCATCAAGCGCGGCCTGCCCAAGGCCATGTTCAAGGCCAACGAGACCGAGATGAGCCTCGAACTGCCCAATGGGGCGGTGGTGTGGTTCAAGTCCGCTGAGAAGCCGGACAACCTCTACGGTGAGGACGTTTTCGCCGCCGTGATCGATGAGGCCTCGCGCTGCCGTGAGGATTCATGGATCGCCGTCCGTTCCACGCTCACGGCCACCAAGGGGCCGGTGAGGATCATCGGGAACGTGAAGGGCCGCACCAACTGGCACTTCAAGCTCGCCCGCAAGGCTGAGGCCGGTGAAGTGGGCATGAGTTACGCGAAGTTGAACGCCTACGACGCCGCAGCCGGTGGCGTGCTGGATATCAAGGAGATCGAGGACGCCAAGCGCCTCCTGCCCGAGAACGTGTTTCGGGAACTCTATCTGGCCGAACCGAGCGAGGACGAAGGCAACCCCTTCGGCATGGCCTACATCCGCGCCTGCGTGGCTCCTATGTCCACCGAGCCGCCCGCAGCCATCGGCATCGACCTCGCCAAGAGCATCGACTGGAGCGTGGCGCTCGGGCTGGATCGGCACGGCGTCACCTGCGGCTTCGATCGCTGGCAAAGCCCGTGGGAAGACACGGAAACGAGAATTCTCGGGATCGTGGGCCGCACGCCCACGCTCATTGACTCCACCGGGGTGGGCGATCCGGTGGTCGAGCGTCTGCAAAAGAAGCGCCACAACGTGTTCGAGGGCTTCAAGTTCTCGGCCTCGAGCAAGCAAAAGCTGATGGAGGGCCTTGTTGTCGCCATCCAAACCGGCCTTGTGAAGTTCCCCGACGGCCCCATCCGGGCCGAGTTGGAGAACTTCGAATACGTCTACACGCGAACCGGTGTCCGATACTCGGCACCCGTGGGCTATCACGATGACTGCGTGATGGCCTTGGCGCTCGCCGTGGAAAAACTTAGGGCAGTGAACCCGTCGATCTACGGGGCGCAGCCCTCCAACCTCGCCCGAATCAGCCCTTGGCTGGGGGCTTTTGAAAACGCAGGAGATCAGGATGAGTGAAGAAACGCAACCGAACAAGCTGGTGTTCTCGCCCGACACGCTGGGCGATACCGGCCTTCGCCAATACGGCGGCTACATCGCAGAAGAATTTCTCAAGGAACTGCGCGGGCTGAATGGGGCCAAGACCTACCGGGAAATGCAGGACAACGATCCGATCGTGGGGGCCGTGCTCTACGCCACCACGATGCTGATCCGGCAGGCCAAGTGGAACTTCCAAGCCTGCGACGATTCGATCGAGGCCGAGGACGCCAAAACCTTCGCCGAAGAGGTGTTCAACGACATGAGCGTGCCCTTCAGCACCGTGATCGAAGAGGCCTGCACCATGTTCACCTACGGCTACGCGCCGATGGAGATCATCTGGAAGAAGCGCGGTGGCCCTGACGCCACCGACGGCGCGAACCGCTCGGCCTACAACGACGGCAAGATCGGCATCCGCAACATCGCCCTGCGTGCCCAGAACACGATCGTGAAGTGGTCGATCGACTCGCTGGATGGCTCGATCGACGGCATGTGGCAGCAACCCATCGCCCGCCCGATGGTGATGATCCCGATCGAGAAGCTCCTGCTTTTCCGCACTACGGACGAACGCAACAACCCTGAAGGCCGTTCGATCCTGCGGACGGCGTACCGCCCTTGGTACTTCAAGAAGCGCATCGAAGAGATCGAGGGCATCGGTGTGGAGCGCGATCTGGCTGGCTTGCCCGTGGCTTACATCCCCGGGGCGTACTTCGACCCCAGCGCCGACGCCCTGCAAAAGCAAACCCTCGCCGCATGGAAGCGCCTGATCACCCAAGTGCGCCGCGACCAGCAAGAGGGCATTTTGCTGCCCTCGGATCGTGACTCACACGGACAACTTATGTTCGATATCAAGCTGCTTTCAACAGGCGGCTCTCGAACCTTCGATACAACCAAGATCATCGACCGGTACAACCGCTCGATCGCCACCTCGGTGCTGGCCGACTTCATCTTTCTCGGACAGCAATCGGTGGGCAGCTTCGCCCTCTCGAGCGACAAGACGGCGCTCTTCGCCACGGCGGTGGGCGCATTCACCCAGAAGATCGCCGACACCTTCAACCGTCACCTCCTGCCTCGCCTCTGGAAGTTGAACGGCATGGAACTTGAGTACATGCCGAAGCTGGTGCCTGCCGACCTCGAGAAGCCGAACCTCGCCGAGTTGGGCGATTACCTCGGCAAGCTCACCGGGGCCGGGGCGCAACTCTTCCCCGACCGCGATCTCGAGAATCACCTGCGCGATATCGCTGGCCTGCCGCCGATGCCCGAAGAGGCCGCAGACGACGAGGGCGATCCTTCTGCGGTGGCCGCTGATCCGACAATCGAGGCCGACGCAGAAGAGTGAGGCCCTCCGAATGACTTACCCCCGCACCGCGCCCTTGAAGTTGGGCGATACCTTTGGACTGACCGCCACCTACAAGGTGGGCGGCATTCCGACGGCGATCACCAGCGAAACCTTCGCATCTCAGATTCGCACTGAGGATGGCGTGCTGGTCGCAACGTTGCAGGTGACCGTTTCCGGCGATCAGGTAGCGAACGCAGGCAAGTTTCATCTCGCATTGGTCTCCGGCAGCACCCAGAACTGGCCTGCCGACGCCGATCTCTACTGCGACATTCAAGTGAGCAACGGCGGGGTGGTTCGATCCACTGAAACCTTTGTGATCCCCACGGTTCAGGACGTCACTCGGGTGTAAGCATGGACAGCATCACCATCGAGCAGAACTGGACTGCATCCTCCATCGAGATCACCGAAGCATGGGCGGGCACCTCCGTCGATGTAAGCGTGATCGCCAGCACGATCTCCATCGAGACGGGTTTGGCTGCAAGCGGCCCAAAGGGCGACAAAGGCGATCAGGGCGAACCCGGCGAAACCGGTGCGCCCGGGCCGAATCTGATTGGGGGCTTCCCGATTCAGTTGAGCGGCTCGCTCTCTGACGGTGACGTTCTCGCCTTTTCAAGCAACCAATGGGTGAACAACCCGCAAGCCAATCTCGTTGATGGAGGAAATTTCTGATGGCAAACCCGATTCGAATCAAGCGACGCGCCGCAGGTGGTGCAGCGGGCGCTCCGGCATCGTTGCAGAACGCCGAACTGGCCTACAACGAACAGGACGACATTCTTTACTACGGCTACGGCACGGGCGGCGCAGGCGGCTCGGCCACGCAGATCAAGGCTATCGCCGGTTCCGGCTGGGCCGTGCAGTTGAGCGGCAGCTACGCCAATCCGTCGTTCATCACTTCCCTTGCCGCCTCCAAGCTCACTGGCTCGGTTGCCGTCGCCAACGGCGGTACCGGTGCCACTGATGCCGCCACGGCTCGCACGAACTTGGGCCTTGCCATCGGCTCTAACGTGCAAGCATGGGATGGCGACCTCGATGCCATCGCTGCATTGGCTGGCACATCGGGCCTGCTGAAGAAGACCGCCGCTAACACGTGGACGCTGGACACCGCCAGCTACCTCACCGCCAACCAGTCGATCACCGTTTCTGGCGATGCCTCGGGCAGCGGCACGACGGCAATCTCGCTCACCTTGGCCGCGAGCGGCGTCACCGCAGGCACCTACACCAAGGTGACCGTGGATGCGAAGGGCCGTGTCACCGTTGGCGCTACCGCCTCGCGCAGCGATCTCACCGCACCGACGGCTGATGTTTCGAACGGCGGCTTCAAGATCACCAACGTGGCCGATCCCGTTTCCGCACAGGATGCGGCGACGAAGAACTACGTGGACAGCGTAGCCCAAGGCCTTGATGTAAAGGCCTCGGTGAAGGTTGCCACCACGGCCAACATCACCCTTTCCGGCACCCAAACGATCGATGGCGTTGCCGTGTCCTCTGGCGATCGCGTGCTGGTGAAGAACCAGTCCACCGCCAGCCAGAACGGCATCTACGTGGCCTCGGCCTCTGGCTGGACACGCAGCGCCGATGCGAACACATGGACGGAACTGGTTTCCGCCTTCGTGTTCGTGGAGGAAGGCAGCACTCTGGCTGATTCAGGCTGGACTTGCACGGTTAACGCAGGCGGCACGCTCGAATCCACAAGCGTGGCGTTCACGCAGTTCTCGAGCGCTGGCTCATACCTGAACGGCAACGGCCTCTCGCTCACGGGCAACGTGTTCGCCGTGGTGGGCACAAGCAACCGCATCACGGTGGGCGCAGGCGGCGTGGACATTGCCGCCAACTACGTGGGCCAAACCAGCATCACGACGCTGGGCACAGTCGCCACGGGCACGTGGCAAGGCAGCACGGTGGGCGTGGCCTACGGCGGCACGGGAGCCACCTCGCTCACCGGCATCCTGAAGGGCAACGGAACCAGCGCCTTCACGGCGGCAGTGGCTGGCACGGATTACCTCGATCCGAACAGCACGATCGACGGCGGCACGTTCTAAGCACGATCCCCGGCAAATGACCGGGGGTTCTTTCAGGTAAATACCGATGGCAAACACCCTTAAGCCCAAACGTTCGGCCACCGCTGCGAAGGTGCCCACCACGACCGATCTCGCCTCCGGCGAATTGGGCGTGAACATGGCCGACCGCAAAATCTACATCCACAACGGAAGCGTCGTCGTTCAAGTGGGTGCAGGCCTGCTTTCGGCGCTGGGCGATGTGGACATGACCGGCATTGCCACTGGCAGCTTGATCTCATGGGACGGCACAAAGTTTGTGCCTTCGTCACCTTCCGGCAGCGGTACGGTGACGAGCATCGCCACGGGCGCGGGCCTCACGGGCGGGCCGATTACCACGACGGGCACGATCGCGCTCGCCACCAGTGGGGTGACTGCCGGTACCTACACGAAGATCACGGTCGATACCTACGGGCGAGCCACGGTGGGCGCATCGCTCGCCTCTGGCGATGTGACCACGGCGCTGGGGTTTTCCCCCTCGGACAAAGCAGGCGACACCTTCACAGGCAACGTCACAGTGCCTCGCCTTTTCGCCACAGGCCTGAGCACATCGTGGGGCACCACGAACGGGGTGAACACGGGCGGCGTCAACATCACGATGGGGACGAGCAACAACGCCACGTGGCTGATCTCCGGCACCTCTGGCACCACGTTCATGGCCGGTATTCAGGTCTACGACGGCGGCGTGGGCAGCACCCCTCAGATGCGAATCTATGAGGGCACGAACTTCGTCAGTTTCTCTGCCAACATTCTTAGCGCTCAAAACATCACTGCAAACGGCACGCTCTCGGTTCGAGCCTCCGGCGATATGCGCTTGTGGGACGCCGATACCTCGAACTACGTTGGATTTCGCAGCCCATCGGTGGTCAACAGCAGCTTCACATGGGCACTGCCCGCCACGGACGGCACCAGCGCACAGGCTCTCACCACGAACGGCACCGGCACGCTGGGCTGGACGACGTTCCTCACCGGCAATCAAAGCATCTCCCTCAGCGGCGATGCCACCGGCTCGGGTGCAACCAGCATCGCGGTGACGCTTGCGAACTCCGGCGTCACAGCGGGCACTTACACGAAGGTCACAGTGGACGCGAAGGGGCGCGTTACCGTTGGGGCATCTCTGGCCTCGGCTGATCTGCCCACGTACACCGGCACGCTCACCTCCGCCCAGATCACGACCGGGCTTGGGTTCACGCCGTACAACGCGACGAACCCAAACGGGTACATCACTTCGAGCGCCCTGAGCAGCTACTTGCCGCTGGCAGGGGGGACGCTTACAGGCATTTTGGATGTCAACAGTAGCGCCGCCGCGCCGTCCGGTGGCACTTCGCTCACGCTGGGCAAGGGCGTTGGCTACAAGTACATCCAAAGCTGGGGCAGCGAGCCGCTCAACCTTAACCCGCTTGGCAACGCCGTGCAGATCACCGGCAACCAAGTCCTTCATGCCGGGAACTACACCAGCTACGCGCAGGCGACGCTGGTGTCGGGCACAAACATCAAAACGATCAACGGCAACAGCATTCTTGGCTCCGGCGACATTGTGATCTCCGGGGGCGCTGGAGGGGCCAGCACCGACGAAATCATCGCTCTCACTTTGGCATTGGGGTAATTCATGGCGAACACATTCAAAGACGCACAGGTACAGCTTGCCAACACAAGCATCACCGATCTCTATCAAGTCTCCAGCACGGCAGGCACGGTGGCGATCGTGGTCTCCATCTTGGTGGCAAACGTGAACGGAACCGCAAGCGCCGATATCACCGTGCTGAAGACGGACTCGGCCAACACGCTGCTCTCCTACCTCGCCTTCACGATCCCCGTGCCCGCCGACACATCGCTTGAAGTGGTGCCGAACAAAATCTTCCTCTCGGCTGGCGAGAAGATTCGCGTTCAGGCAAGCGCTGGCAACTACCTGCACGCCACCATCTCGGCAGTGGAGATCGTCTGATGAGCGGCGCACACGCACTCCGTTCTGGTTTCGTCACAAAGAGCGCTCTTCCATCGGTGACACGAATTCGTGGGGTCGCTGCCGTCACGAAGAACTTCAACATCAACGCCGTCGGCACTCCCGGTGTCGTCTACGATTCCCGCGCTCCGCGAGACGAAAGCCCCTCGGCCCTGACAATCTACAACCAGTTTGGGTCGAACGCCCAGCAATCCGTTGGCAGCGCCAGCCCTTACCGGCCCGACGGCTACTGGTCTTGCGACTTCAGCGGTAGCAACTCTTACCTTCAGGTTGTCGATTCGATCGGATTTCTGAACTTCAGTGGCGACTTCACGCTTGAAGCGTGGGTCTATCTCACCGCCACTCCCGGTATCAACGGGGCTGAGGTCATCTCGAAGTTCATCAACGGCGGCAACGGCTGGTACGCCCTCACGGTCACCCAAGCTCGCACCGTGACGATGCGAATCTGGGACGCTACGAACGTGGTGCAGACCGCAACGTCCACGGCCACAGTGCCGCGCAATACTTGGGTTCACATCTCAGGTGGCCGCAACGGCAGCAACATCACGGTGAGCGTTGCGGGCACCTACACGACAGCGCCACTCACCATCACGCCGCGATCGTCCAACAGCCCCGTGGCAATCGGTGTGAATGCCGGTCTTTCGGCGAACCCGTTCACCGGCATGATCTCTAACGTGCGTGCGACGAGCTACGCGCTGTACTCAGCCAACTTCACGCCAAACACCACGCCCGTTCTCGTGGACGCATTTGCACGGATTTTGATGTGCAACGGCCCGTATTTCTTCAATCGCGGAACCAACGGTCTTTCGGTATTGGCAGGTGCTGGCGTTTCTCTTTGTCAAGCCAATCCATTCTCCGCAACGGACACAACGGTGCCCGGATCGGGATCGTTCAACTTTGACGGTTCAATCGATGGCTGGTTCGTCAACAACAGTGCCGCACTTGATCTGACGACAGGTGATTGGACTTGCGAAGGCTGGTTCTACGCCACTGCGTTCAAGGCGACCGAGACCATCGTATTTGCCAAGGACTATCAGAACAACACAAGCAACGCGCAGTACGGCATCACCGTGAATGCCACTAAGAACTTGGTGGCGCGAATCGGCACGGGCACGGCATTGACGAGCACACAGTCCCTTACGAGCACTTCAGTGCTTCAGTTGAACTGCTGGTATCACTTTGCTTTCGTGAAGAGCGGCACCACGCTGACGTTGTTCCTGAACGGAAAACAAGAAGCTACGGCCACGCAAACCGCCACGATGACGCATGGCTCCTACCCTCTGTCCGTTGGAACGAAAAACAACGCGAACAACGGCACCGTCGATTTCGCCGGTTGGATCGGTGATCTTCGGATCGTCAAATCAGCGCTCTACACAAGCGACTTTCTTCCTTCCCTTGAGAAGATGACGGCAGTTGCAAACACCGTGATGTTGTTGGTGGCTGCTCCTGTGTTGCTCGATGCCGCCTCGCGTCGACACCAACTGAAATCGAATATTTCCTACCAAACGGAATTCAGCCCGTTTGGCGCTGCCGCACCGGGAAGCTACTACTTTCCCCTCGTTTCCGGCAGTACGGTTTCTTCCGCCTACCCTGATCGCGATCTCTTCACCATCGGCACTGAAGACTTCACGATGGACGTTTGGTTGTACTTGGCAACCACGCAGAACAACTTGGATGGAGCCATCTTCACCCTTGGTGGCAACTACGCAGTGGAACTGACCTCTTCAGGCAACGGGGGTCGGTTGCGATGGCGCAATAACTCCGTCTACCGCCCTACTCCTCTTCTGCGAACAGACCTCATCAACAAGTGGACACACATTGCCGTCACCCGGCAATCGGGCGTGATGCGGTTCTTCGTTGATGGGGTTCAGACAAACACTGGATCGACGTTCAACGCGACCACATTTCCCGATGCAAGTTGGACTGATGCAGGTAGCTATGCCCCCACTACGGTATCGCTGGGCGGGTTCGTTGGCGGCTACCTGAGTTACGCAAGACTTGTTGTAGGCCAAGCGCTCTACACGAGCAATTTCACTGTGCCTGCTTCGGCTCCAACGGCTGATGCGAACACCAAGTTCTTGATGACCGTTCCTAATTTTGGATTGGTGGATTCAACGTTCTGGAACAACCAACGAACATTGACGGCAATCGGCACTCCAAGCGGTAACGCCGTTTTAACGAATGCCACCGCTCCATCTGGATTGACTGAATCGTTTGAGTTCAACGGATCACGCTATCTCGATTTCGTTCTCGCAGGCCAATCCCGTTTGGGTTTTTCGACCGGAAACTTCACGGCTGAATGTTTTGTTCGAGTGACAGCGACGGGATCAGAAAAAGCCTTCTTTGGAACAAACCCGCCCCAAGGCACTTTCCCCGGATGGTTCTTCGGAATCACCAGCACGGGCGCATTGATCCTGACGCGCAGCAACTCTGCCGCTGATGCGGTATCAAGTGCCCTTACGTGGGACTCCAACACTTGGTATCACGTTGCTGTGGTGCGGTACGGAACCGCAGTCCGGTTCTATCGTAACGGTGCGTTGGTAAGCGTTGCCACCATTTCCGCAAGCATTGGCTTCGATAATTCCGGTGGCAATGGGGTGATGATCGGCGCACGGCACAGCGGCAGCACAATTCAGAGCCATCTCACGGGCTATATCGCTGCGGTGAGTGCCGTGGCCTCGCCGTTGTATCTGGATGCCACGCACACGGTGCCATCACTGCCTCTGCAACCCAATGGCTTTGGCCCCAACTTCGTCACCAACGCCGTTTACGGCGTGAACCAACTCGCATAAGGACACGATATGGCTTGGATCGACCCTTGGGGCAACCGTTACGAACAACTGCCTGAGCGCATTCGCCTCTCCGACTTCACAACGCGAACCGCTCAGGACGCCACGGCTGAGGCAGCAATCGAAGGCGGCTGGACGCCGATCGAGGTGGAAGCACCAGCCGAGCCAACACCTCAGTGATCCCGTTTTACAAGCAACACGAAAGACCCGCAGCATGACCGCAGAACTCCAACGCGACTTAGGAAAACACGACGCACAGATCGAAGCGCTCGAGCGCGATATGCAAGAGATGAAGGCCGATCTTCGGCGCATGTTTTCCAAGTTGGATCAGATCAGTGAGACGCTTTCCGAAGCCAAGGGCGGCTGGCGAACCCTGATGTGGGTGGCCGGGTGCTCTGCGGCTGCGGGTGGCCTGATCGCGAAGTTTCTGCCGTTCCTGAATGGCCGGTGATGGCCCCCAAGGCCTTGCTGATCGTCCTTGTTGCGTTCGCGACAGGGACAACTTACGGCCAGAACTCGGCCACCGTGGATAACCTGTCCACGAACCAGCAAGGCAGCAACATCACCAACAACAACAACTCGAACAATCCCACGACCAGCACCTCGAACACCTACAACGGGCCAGCCCCGGGCACGCACACGCCCCCACCGACGGCGATGGCCCCGACATTCATGGGTGGAGGCTCTGATAGCTGCCTCATCGGCATTTCCGGGGCAGTCAGTAGCTCGATAATCGGGATCAGTGGCGGCACGTACAAGCGTGACGACCAGTGCGAACTTCTGAAGCTCGCCAAAACACTCAACGAGTTTGGCTTGAAGGTTGCCGCCGTGGCGACGCTCTGCCAAGACGCCCGTGTGTTTCAAGCAATGGCAATGGCTGGAACACCCTGCCCTTATCTCGGGGCGATCGGGAAGCAAGCTACTTTGCTTTGGCAACAGAACCCCGAATCGAGGCCCGACTATGCAATTCAACCGCTCAAACCCATTTCACTCGCTGCTGGCATTCGTGCTGATGACGGCGGCTCTCTTTCTGATCGCTTCAGGGCAAGCAAGCGCACAAACGTTGATGCCCAGCCAGCGGCAGGTGGTGACAAACCTGACCAGCGCCAGTAGCGATATCAAGGGCCAACTGGCCCTCGGCACGCGATTTAGCGCAGCGCTCTCCACATCGGCCACCAACGGCACGATCGTCGATCCAACGGCCTACCAGACTGCGACGATCAGCGAGGCGCAGCGCACCACGTACAACTCGGCAGCGTTGGCCTTCAACAGCACCAATTTCAACGGCTCGCGCCAATACTTCGAGACGCAGGCCTCGAACAATTTGGCGAGTATGCGGGCCTCGATCTCCGATCTGGCTGCTGCCACCTTCGACCTTCAGAAGGTGGTCACGGTGAACCAGATGGTTTCGGCGATCACCGATGTGCCCACCGCCCGGGTCACGCAGACGGCGATCCTGAATGCAGGCCTGAGCAGCGAGGTGAGCACCCAACAGGTGAGCGCCTACAACACCAGCTTGGCAAACGTGAACAGCTACGCCTCACAGGCGGCTTTGTTCATGCGTGCCGCTCAGAACGTGACGCTCACATCGAACGTGGACAACTTCGTGAACGCCTACGCGAAAGACCTGAACTACGTGCAGACGACGGCGGCATACGCCAACACCGCGATCACGTTGGCTTGGGCCGATGGCTTGCAGATTACGCAAGAGGGCATGTTGAATCAGTTCACCCAAGGCTCGAATGCGTTCTACACCAGCGTCGTGAACCCATACGGGAACCCATGATGGCTGAAGAGAACAAGCCAACCGACAAGGTCGATCTCGCATCCACCGAACTCAAGATCGGTGGGGTCAACCTCAAGGGCAGCTACATCGTGTGGTTCGCAGCGTGCGTGACCGCCGT